GTCTTCTGCTAGTTTGTGGAGAGTATCTGGATGTGTATTTGGGTTATGTGATACGCTCCAGACAACATCTTGGTCAGAGTCTTCTGCTAGTTTGTGAAGAATGTCTGGGTGTGTGTGTGGGTTTGTTGCTGCGCTCCAGAGAACACGTCTACGCTGGTCCGTATTTTCACTAATTTTTGCTAAATATTTTTGTTGAGCAGCTAAATCACTTGTACTAAAAATACTTTTAATTTCAGGAGTATGATTATAGTCTCCTTGAAACCCTTCTGGCAAATTTTCTTTATAAACTTTTTGAATTAAAGATGGCTTATATTCTAATAATTTATTCTTAAATCCTTCACTTAAATCAGAAATTTCAAAGTTGCTTTCTGGAGCATACCCTCCTCCAACAAACCCTTTAATTTTATCGGACGCCAACAACTTAGCAATATGTCCGTGATGTTTTGCTGATGGCTTCCAATTATGTTTTCCTTTCATTTCACCAAGATAGCCGCCTTCGTGCGATATGGATATTAAAGGTTCAACCATTCCATTACCGTGGTCACGTCTAATAGACCACAACTCCCCGCCTTTATGTGGAGTAGCACAATGGCCCATAGCTGTGGCTTCGTTTTTATTTTTACGGTCTGCATTTAACGGAAGTCTATAAACACCAACTCCATCGCCAAAATCTAATAACTTTTCTCCTTCCGTCGAAACTAACGTAGGAGCTTCTTTTGCATGTCTTTTTTGATAAGCAGATTCCGCTTCTTTCAATAGCTCAATTCCACTAGAAAAATCATGCTGACTTGTTATCGAACCGGCAGCCTTTTGAACTTCTGGCATATGCAGTGAATCATTAAAGTGCTTAATGTGAGTTTTTTCTTCGTCGTTAAGACCCTCTGGCTTAGTTTTTGCATGACGCATAGCTAACTCAGCCAAATTTCTGTGTTTTATATTTTCATCAACCCATTGAGCTGTTTCTCGAGCTTTAGGGTGGTTACCCATGAAATTCAAAAAATGAGGAAACTTCTCGCCCTTTTGTAGCGGTTCTATGTACTCAGAATACAAAGGTAATTTTTCAGTAGATAAATATTTTTTCACAGATCCTCCAAACATATATAAATCTTTATTTTCTTTTGATTTTATTGAAGAACCATATTTACTAAACATCTTATGTCCGGCTTCGGATATATTTCCTCTACTATCGGACGCAAGTGGACCATGTTTTTCAACAAGTGAATTGATTATGTGCTCAGAGTATCCTTTGCCATGATGTTCTGGTTTTATTCTTATATCTTTTAAAGAAGCACCTTCTTTGCCTTGAGAGTGTATTGATCTTGGGTCTTTATCAAAGACAATTGCACGACCAATTTCATCACCATTTTTGTGAACCGAATAGTGGTACTCAGTTGGAGAAGTAGAAGAACCTTCAAAATGATTTTTTAAAGTTAAATTAATATTATTTTCTGATTTATTTACTTTAATATTAATTTCAGATTTATCTTTGATGTAGCTACCGCCACCACTTATGAAACGATCATACAAACGTCTTGCTTCATTTGGATTTGATGTTCTTAGATTATTAATATGCTGAGCTATTTTTTTACGATCAGGATGGCCTTCTGGAATAAGACCAAGATGACGGGTCGATAATACGTCGATTGTCTCCTCATCCTTCTGAAACACAAATCACTCCTCAGTTGTGCTAGGTTTTTTTCTTCTGATTACTATTTTTGGTTTAGTATTTGGTTGTTGAATGCTTTTTGCTTTATCAGTTGACTCTTTTTTAGGTTTCTTACCTTGCATTTTTTCATCTACTCTTTCATCAAATAGATTCCAACCTTGAACTCCACCATGCATAAATCTATTTGCTTTACCGGGTTTGACTCTAGGTCTTATAAAGTTACCAGCAGCATCTTTATTGGCTTGCAATCTTCTTATTTCTTTTTCCATATCATCATTCATATTTTTTTTCATTTCTTCGGTCTTTTTAACATCTTTAAGACCGTCGATATAATGAGCAACATCTGACAATGCTTTTGCTGCCTCTGTGATTTTAGCATTTACCCAATCAGGCTCATTGCCCGATCTATCTATGTTTGAATTCAATTCTTTAACATGGTGAACAATCTGCTTAAGTTGAGACATTAGCATCTCGTTGTTGTCGTTGTCTCCAGAGGAGTCTTTTGCTTTTGTTAAAGACCATTGACCATTTTTTGATTTTATCAACTTTTCCATTATCAAGCTCCCTTTTTATCAATCAAGTTAGGTGTGTCATGTGGATTTACATCGTCTAATCCTACAAATCTATTTTCAGTGTACGGAGCATTGTCGCCGCGCATTGATGTGACGAAGTCGTTTAACTGTTCACTAGCATGATTTTTAAGATGGTAAGAAATATTTGCAACAGATCCATCTGGTTTGACTTCATGTACAATGTGAAGGTATCTTGATATTTTGTCTGCAAGATCCTTACTGCCGGATATTCTTTTATAAAGGTCATCCATTTGTTTTTTATCGTTAAGTGGTAAATTTTTCATTATTGATTTTTGAGCTTCTTTAAACTTTTCATGCTTGACTCTTTCAACTTCAGCAGCGTGGCTATCTGCAAGTTCTTTATTTTTTGCTTGCTGCTTTTCTTGTTGTTCTTTTCTTTGCATTATGTTTTCTGTAGATAGGTTGTGTTGTTGTTTAATTTTTTCTCTATCTTCGGGAGACATTCTATCTATGTCTCCAAAATCTCTTTCTATACGCACTTTATAATCTACATTGTCAAATCTTACATCAGACTCGCCTCTTTTTATAGCTCTTGGATCAAAGACTGGTTTTTTTGATTTTTTTTGATTCGCCATGTGGATAACATTGTCACGACGCTTATTTTCTGCCTCCAGAGTATCTATTTGATCAGTGTTTAATTTATCATTTTGCATCATGTTTTGAAAATGACTATGCCACTCATCTTGATTTAATCTATGAAGAGGATCTGATGCGTTGGGATGAAATAAATGAATATGAGGATTGAAATCCTTTGCTTCTTTAGGGATGTTGTAAATGCTTTCTGAGGTGTTTGCTTTGACATCTCCCTGACCTTGTTCGGCCATTCTAGACACCTTTTCAGCTATTCTATTTTTAACTTCATCGGCCACCTTTATCAATGACCATTGACCATTTTTTGATTTAATTAACCTCTCCACAAGACACCTTTTTATACTATATGATTATACAGCAATATCATAGTTGTGATTGTTTATTTTTTAGGTGCTCTAATTTTGTTTTTAATTCTTCTTCCAAATGCTTTAATCTCATTTCTTTTTCTTTTTTAGCATGCTCGCGCTCTAGATCTAGCATTCTTTTTTTATGATCCAACTCTATATCGTGGTTTGCTTTTTGATGATCAATTGTAACATCATGAAGATCATCTTTATGACTAAGTTTTTGATGCTGTTCTATATTTTTAAGTTCCTCTGGCGAAGGTTGAGATGGAACATGGCCATGAACTATATGAGCTATTTCCTGATCGGAATATCCTTCCTGCTGAAGCATTTCAATTAATTTTTGTTCATCGTATTCAGGATCTTGGCTGTCTGATCCTTGCTCTTCTTGAGGCTGCTCTTCTTGAGGTTTGTCTTCTTGAGGCTTGTCTTCTTGAGATTCTTGTTCTTGCTGCGCTGGCACTTGCTCTTTGGCATCTTGCTCGGGCGTCTTATTCATATCAACAACCGCTTGTCGACTTATCATTGGCAAAAACGAGTCTTCGTGATTTAATGCAGCTTTTATAAGTTCCCATCTTTCTAAAATTGTTTTAGAAAGATCTTTTTTAGGTTTGATCAGCGGTTCTTTACCTGGGTATCTAGAAATAGAACCATCTGGATTTTTTATCTCAACTTTATTTATTTTCTTAGACTTTTTTTTAACAGTCATTTTACACCTTTAAATAAAATCAATCAAAGTACGTTTTAAATAATATGTCTTAGCTGCTTCTTTTTCTTCTTGTATTTGTTGACGAAGTTCCTGTATTCTTGCTTGTAAGAAATTAGGCCCAAGTGTACCGACGCCTTGGCTAACGCCGTCTATGCCTATGCTTACTGAATTATACGGAAATATGAGTGGTGCAATTGTCGTAAGTGCAAACAATGCTGCTTGTTTTTCTACTATTCCAACTATAACAGCAGGCACCTTATCTTTATCAAAGCCTGCTCTGTATCTAACTCTAACGGCTCCTGGAAAAACATCTAATCCAGCTGCTATTAAAGCATGCATCTGCGCACCAGCAAAGGCAGATAATAAAAAACCAGAAACAGATGTCCCATACGCTGGAACAAGTCTTATTCCACCTTCTTGAGCATCCACATAAACATGTTCTAATGGAAATTCTATAAAAGCTGGTTGTGGATCTTGTTGGTTGCTAAAACTAAGTCTAACTTGTTGAACATTTAAAATTGGAGCATTATTTAATTTTAAAAAAGCATAAGAATTTTGAAACAACTTACGAATATAATCATGTCGCTCTTCAAATTGAACAGGTGTTATGAATATGTTTAACTCGTGCTCTAATTGAGATATTGATTTTAAAATATAATCTTCTAAAGTAGCATCACTCATTTCTTGATTTGTCAAAGAAGATCTTAACGGTATTCCAAATAGACTAGTGTTTCTTAAAGTCTGAGCAGTTGGAAGCGATAGATATCGCCCTGGATGAGGTGTTTCTTGATTCAGCTCAGCATGAGGAAACGGCGGATTGTATTGAGAATCTGTAATTGACATTTATTACTCCGGCTTCTTAGATGCTGCTTTTGCAGCATCTATTCTTTCCATGCGATCAACTTGATCTGGTTTTGCCATGCGTCTTATTATTAACTTTGGTTTTTGAGGCTCTGTTGAAGAAGGTTCCTTTACCTGTGAAGGTAAGGCGGGTGGTTGATCTGACGATGTTTGTGTTTTTTCTCCAAGTTTAGCTTTTGCTTTATCTATTTTTGCTTGGAGGATATTTTTAGCTTCTGGAGATAGTCTTGTTGCAAATTCTTGCTCTGGATTTCTAATAACTGAAACTCCACCGACCCCCTCTCCTTCTTCTCCAACAGTTCCGCCTAGATGTTCTGCTACCTCTCTACCTATGCCTTGTCCTTTAATACCAATAGTTTGAGTTGATGCGTTTTCTTTTTTAGCTTGATTAATTCTAGCTAAATTCACATCTGCAGATGCTATGTTTTTATTTTTAAGATGATCGGATACTATTCCACTTATCGTGCTCCAAGCATGTGCTATAAAACTTTTTTTATTACCGGTTTTTAAAGATAGTTTATTAGGATCATAAGTATGAATTGACTTCATCAAACCATGAACAGCTGGTTCATAAAGATCAAGAAATAACTCATCTGGACTCAAATGAGACATATCTTGCGGTATCAGTCCCTTATTTTTCATTTTTCTTATAACACCAATCATTAATGGCATATAATTACTTACTAAATATTTATGTATAGTATTATCGTCCATAATCATCTTCCTCGAGATTTTTTATATCTTCCATGTCTTCGTCGCTTAAATCTTCATCTACACTATGATCTGGCGTGTCTCTTTTAACCTTATCAGAAAAAGAAGAATCAGAAACTCCTTCTCCGCCTCTTAATATGTTTTCACGTTGCTCAATTAATTTTTTAGCTCGTTCTGTGTTTGCATGATCTGCCAATTCACTATGCAGTCCAGCTGCTTTTGCGGCTGATTGTTTTTGATTTTCTAAGTTTTGTTTTTGCCAATCAGCTTTCCATTGCATGATTCTGCCAGGTCTATCAGATTGTGATAAATTTTTAAATTCATCAGATTCTTTAAAATTCTTTAAATCATCTTGAAAATTACCATTAAATCCCTTGTGAACACTTTGAGCATTGTGTTGTAAAAATAAATCTGGATTTTGAGCCGGATCTGCAGTTTCTCTTCTTTTTTGCTCATGTTCTTCAAATTTTTGTTTAGCTACTCTTTTAGCATGTTCAAGCATTCCTTCAGATAGAGGGGTTGGTCTGAAGTACCTACCTCTAGAATACTCATTAGAAGTATGAGCACCAGACATAAAAGAAGCTTCACGTGGATTTAATCCATGAATAAGCATTAATGCGCTTGTGTCTGGGTGGGTCTTGGGGTCAAAACCAGATGGTGGTTTCCATCCTCCTGATCCAGATTTTTCATCTTTTTCTAAAATAAAAAAAACATCTAGTTCTTGCTTTATTTTTTTTAAAGAACTTTCTACATAATTTAATTCTTCTGCTGATTTTACTATTTTAAATTCAGAACGTCTTTGTTTTGCTTGTTTTATTGATTCTAATTTTTGTTTTTGTTCTGGTGTTAATAATTTATCTTTATCTCTCTCCCACATTGGTTTTAACACATCATGAACCTCTTGTGGAATTACGACTTTTCTGCCTTGTTTATCTAATGCTCTTTCAATTAAAACATTTTTATCTTTTGGTTCGTCATCTTTAGCCATTTGTTGATATATGTGCATGACCAAAGGCCAGCGTATTTCGCCGTGTTGTTCTTCGACAATCTTTTTTGCTTTTTTCCATTTTTTATGATCTGCTTTTGTTTTTATAACTCCAACAGGCATGTTTGTCTCCGTTATTTTTCTTCATCTAGATTTGAATTATCAAGACCTAGACCAGCAAGAAGATCGGACACATTCTCATTGTGTTTCTGTTCTTCTGATGATGCAATGCTATCAAGCGAAGCTGGTGTATTTCTGTCTTGTGGTTTTTGTAATGGATTTTCAACTGGTTTATGCACAGTCGAGCCTCTGACTGCTCCATGCTCAGGGGATATAAATTCCCCTAATTTTGCTAAAAGATTTTTTCCCCAAACTGAATCATGAAATTTTGATAATCTGTCTTGATATGATGAAGCTTTTTCGGGAGTATGTGTAGAGGCAGATTCGTCAAAAACACTCATTATTGGATGCATGTCAAATGAATGGGGTGTAAAATGACCATGAGAAACATCTATGTCGTCATCAATAGGTATGTGTTTTCCATTTATCTTAACATGCTCCATTGGAAATGCATCATTATGAAAACGATGCTCAACGGTTCCGTCTGGATTTGTCATTGTCTCATGAGGTTTAGAAAAAATCTCATTAGATCTAGATGCATGAGGAGGATTCTGAAGCCAGGAAAAGTCTTTTCCGCCTTTCATTTTTTTATGACATCTCCAGCCGGTCAAATCTACTCCACTTGTCTTATGGGGATCGCTAAAAAGATCTGATCTGGTAGCTTGCCATGGTTGTAAGTCTATTGTATCAAATTTCATTTTACTGGGATCTATTCTCTCTATTTTATGAGCAAGATGTCCTAGTTTAATGAATTCTTTTGCATGTGTGTTTGCAAGATCTTGATTGCCTGCTTGTAGAGCTGCCTTATAATGAGAGGCATGATGACCCATTGCATCTCTTATAAAATGAGCCTCTGCATGGTCTGTATCTGGATCCATTTGAGAAACAAAATTAGATAAACTAATATTTTCTTTTGCTGACTGACGAGCATGTCTAGCCATCTTTTCCAATGTCTCTATGACATGATCAATTAAGATAGAGTCTGTTGTATTTAATAATGTTTTTTTTAATTCTTGATTTACTATTTTTTTATTTAATAAATCACGAAAAGATTCTAAAAACATAATATTACCTTTCGCGATCTATTTCAATACCAATCTGAATTTGACAAGCACCCGTTACCGCAAGTGTAACGGTGTCTTTGCCATCTGGTAATCCTCTGCCGGAGTTAAATAACATGAGTTCAGAAACTTTTAATGTTGCAGCTAGTTCGCCATCAAAGTATACTTTTAAACCAGCTATTTCTGGATGTATTCTTATAGCACAGTATTTTGGAACCTCAAACTGGAGAAGAGAAATTGTTTCATTTTTTATTTCTCGCCAAACCAAACCAACGTCTGAGGTTCTAGAAGAGCCGGCAGGTAAGTTTATGGGACGTGACATACTTTAAATCTCCTAGGCACTTGCTTGGGTAATATTATTGTACCACATGTCACCGATAAGTAATATTTCGGTTTTTTTTATCATCTATATTAGCAATCAGATCTTAGTTGTGATTAAATTAAAACGATCAGCTATTTCTAACTGATCGTTTTAATATTATTCAATCAAATTAACTATTTGTTACTTACCAACATTTCGCATTACGCAATTGAATCGCGGTGCGTAAACAAATAGTGCTCCGTACATGAGCAAGAGAAACTCAAGTGCAGTTGTGACCACAGCAAGATTCATCTTAGCAAGAGGAGCAAGTTGCTTAAACTTCATTGTTTCAGCACGCATATCAAGAAGGAATGCTTCACCAAGACCAGGGCGCTTGGCACCAGCATCTTTAATAGCGGAGAGTCCCACGCGATGATTTGAGATAAACTGCGCCGTTGAAGCTGCAGCTCCACTTGCGGCACGATATACCTTCATGTGCTTGACAGAAGATGGAACAGAACCAGCTAGAGTCAATTCAACAACTTGTCCAGCTGTAACTGAAACTGGTGCTGAAGTTAAAATTGGAGCTGATTCGCCAAAGTCATTAACAAAAGTTACTGCATAATGATAACTACCAGCTGAAAGAGCTGATCCTGATCCTGCAGCAGCTCCAGAAACACTTAGACCCGCAACAGAAGGAGCAGAAGCTGAAGCAGCTGCTGGACGAACTTGTTGGCGCGGACGTAGGAAAAGACTTGGTTTAAGTGCAATTTTTCCTGCAGTAGTGGTGACATTTGCTACGTCATAACCAACAGTTTGACCAGCAAGACCTGGTTCAGAACGGAACTGTGGATAAAATTGACGAACGAATGTAGAAACAGCAGCGGGCTCAGCGTGAAGCTGATCTGGAGCTCCGAAATTTTCAAGAGCACGAACTGCAAGTTCTTCAACATCGTCTTGTGCAAAAGAAAGACCAGCAAGATCCTTCACAACAGATGATGACTCAGCGCCCCAACCTTCAAAATCTTTTGAAGTAAATTGGCTATCACGATCACCCTTAAGGATTTGTTGTAGAAGGCCATTCATGGCAAGTGAATTAACTGGAAGATCAGCTGTTGCACCTGATTGAGCACCAGATGCATCTGCAAAGTGAGCATGTCCCCAGTATAGTTCACGTTCAACATCTTTAAGAAGGTCCATTGTTCCTTCTTTAGCCTGTTGAGCTACAACGTCTCCAACGGTTGTGCGAACAAGAGTCATCTGATGCGAAACCTTACGACGCTTGCTGAAGAACACGATGCGCTGTCCGTCACGTACATATGTTGAATCTGATTCTTGTCCAGCTCCGCCTTCAGCAATATAGGGCGAAGTATCTGAACCATATCCAACAAGACGGTTATATTGTTCGAATAGGTTATAAGCCTTGTCGATTGTGATTGCTGGCCAGAGTTTAAGATTCTTCATGTCAAATGTAACAACTTTAAGAGTTGATTCAAGTGACTCAGTCTGAATAACACCGCCATAGGTTAGATCAGTAGGACGACCAGCACCACCGTATCCCGCTACTAGTGCCTTATTAAGGTTTTCAATCTCTTCTTGAGAGACCACTCCTTGTTCAATTCCCTGCATAATCTGATTAAAAGCGTCAGCGTACATTATTTTTCTCCTTATTTAATTCCATATTTGTTAGCAACTTCGTTAAGATCACCATTTCCACCAACTTCTACACGAATCACATCTGCAGCATCGACATCTGTTCCAGTCTTCTTAAGATCAAGAAGTTTATTAAGAACAGCTGTCTTATTAAGAGGTTCTACATCTCCAGTGCTTTTTGCAAGAGGCTGGATTTGACGATACGTGTGTCCACGCTGTGGGAATGGGGTATCTGCAAGTTGTTTAACAACATCTAAAACTTGAGAAAGTTTGGTCTCAAGAGGTGAGATTCTTTCGTCAATTGATTTTGCAAGTGACTTCTTCATCTCTTTTTCTTCTTTGACCATGAGATTGACACCTTCTGATTTCTTAGCCCAGTGAGGTTTTTTCATCTCTTTTTTCTTGAGTTTATGCTCAAGTTCTGCTTTACACATCTCACGCTTTTTAAGCGCTTTTGAATAAGCATGCTCTGCTTTCTCGCACTCATCTTCAGCCTTGGCCATTTCAGCTTCTGCTTTTTCGCATTCTTCTTCAGCTTTTTTGGCTTCATCTTCTTCTTCATGCTCTTCGTCGTCTTCGTCTTCGTCGTCTTCTGCTTTCTTAGCTTCTTCGTCTTCGTCTTCGTCTTCGTCTTTCTCATCGTCCTCTTCGTCGCCCTTAGCCATTCCGCCTTGTGCTGACTTTTCTCCAAGTTCGATTTCTTCAGCAGAAAAACGATCAGACTTTTTTAGTTCTTCGATTTCAGCTAGAGTTTCATCAATGAGATCGGCGAGACTTTTGCTTAATTTTGTAGTCATAGCAAAACTCCTTTTATATTATTCACCAACCATCAAAAGATCTGTATGACCAGCGAGTTCTACAAGAACTGATGCCGAATCACCAGCTTCGATCTGGAGATTGTTAGCAAAACGAGAACAAACAGCAAGAACATTTACCGCCGCTGCAGTGTCCAAAATTGCAGCAAGTGAATTTTCACCAGCAGCACCTTTGATTTTTAATTTACCTGGCGCAGCAACGCCAATACCAAGAAATGGAGAAGCATCTTTGTCAACGCCACCCATTGGAGATTGGACCGAGGCGCTTACATAAGATATAGTAAGTCCTGCAGCCGATACTGAAGAAGCCCCACGAACAGCAGGAACGCCTAGCTGATTGAGGTTTCGTGCCACTTTATCAAGAACCTGGACAGAATTAGCCATGTTTTGCTCCTTTTATCAAATGCAAACCATCCACGACAATACTTAAATATACCATATTATTATAGTTAAACGTGACTTTAATAATATCAATTAATTACAACTATTTATTTATAAAGAACTTAGCTAATGTGTCAAATGGAAAATGCTTATTACAAGATCGACATTTAACTTGATATACAACATATGGTTGCTCTTTACCACATGATGGACATTCTATATACTGATTTTTATTTGATTTTGTATCAATAGATTCAGTTTGAAAAACGCCGCCGCCAGTTAGGCTTGTCGGAGATCCTGCTGAGCCATATCCAGCGACTAATGCTTTATTTATGTTATTTTTTTTTAAAGTTAATATTGTTTCTTTTATTTTTTCTACATTTGATAATATTTTAATTTCAGATAATGTATCAGCCATTTCTATAAAAGAGGGAACATCTTTTCTCGCTAGATGAGATATTGATTTTATTAATTCAAATTCTTGTGGATTATTGCTTTTATTTAAATCAACTCCCTCAACAAGAGTTGCATTATTGGCTGGAGTAAAGGTCAATGCTAAACCTTTAATTTTTGTTCTTTTTAAAATTCTATCGTCTTTCTCGCCTCTTTCTACTATACCTCCTTCTACGGAGCACTTTAGCTTAAGTGGAGAATCTGTTTTGTGCTGATGTCTTAATATAGCCGCCGCTGCCCTTGCTGATCTATGGTCTTCATCGTCAAAAAGTTCACCTGTAACATATATATATGGAGCTTTTATTTTATTCCAAAAATATTTTTGACGATCACTTTCGCAATCTTCTACTTTAAATATTTTTTTTGCACCAGTTACTCTACCGATGACATCGGGTAGCTTATTGCTATGGTTGTCGTTAACAATTCCTTGACCAGCTTCTAATTCTGAAATATCTGCGCCTTTGACATCTAGAATTTCTCCTTGAATGTCTCTTAACTCAGATCCTGCAACCGCATCAAATTTAGTAGCCATAAAACTCCCTTTCTAATAAGATTGTATCAGATCTTATTAGTTTAATTACTAGTAATTTTTTATATTTATTTTACTAGGGTGGAGTTTTAATCTAGATCTTCCAGTGTTTTTTCTACATATATAATTATTGCTTATTAATTCAATAAAATCAGAAGGGTTCATTAAATCTAAATCTTCTAAATCTTCTAATTCTTCATCTTCTTCTAATTCTTGACTTTCTTCTAATTCTTCATCTTCTTCTAATTCTTGATTTTTTAATTGAATCTCTGGAAGATTTTTAGATTTTAAATCTTTATTCGCAATAGATTGCTTCATCTTCAACTCCGAGAACTTCATCAACGATAGACTCCCCGTCTAAAGTCTTCTTTAGTTCTACCACGAGTTCAGAAGATTGCACTTTTGACATTGCAGAATCTGCAACTTGTTTTACTGTTTCTATAGAAATGTTTAAAGCAGCAGCTATTTCAACATCGGATACAGGAGAATCTGGCATAAATTTTGTTTCATAAACAAACCAACAATAACTAGACATTTGATGATTAATTGCCCAATTGCACCCAGGAGCATTGAGTTCTTCTTCTTCAGTTGGCTCTCTACCAAGAGATCTAAGCCATTTTAGGCGAATAACAGCTAATGGACAATATCCCTTAGGATAGTCTTTCAACTGACGTGGGCATTTTTTATCAAATCTTTCTTTAGTATCATTCATTCTAAATTCGTAGTCCTAACACCTAATAAACTTACTAAATGTTTCTCATCGTTTAACACAGCCTCTACTGTTTCTCCTACTTTTTTATTTAAAAGAACATCAACAAGACCTTGGCCTGCTTCTTCTAATTTTATCTTTGATCTAAATATACCGCCTTTAACATTTTCTCCTTCCAATACAACAGAAGATATTATAACTATGTCATTTTTTGATGAAACAAATTCTTTTTTTTCAAGTTTTTTATCTAAATCATCTTTGTCAGATGCTCGATCCCAGTCTGTTGATTTTAATTCATTGACAATAGAAGTTAGCTCCTCGTTATTTATTGGAAGATATTTTTGCAATCCAAGAACCCTATATTGAAAATCACTAAGTATACTAGTGTTTGTCTTTAGCTCTGATTGCATTGGCTGCAATTGGTCTATTGTTTGCTTTAATAGTATTTGGTTTACTCTAAGTGCCATTGATAAATTTTCAATATGTTTTTCTAAAGTTTCAATTCTTTGTATTTGATTTGTTTTTTGTTGATTTACCATCTTCATTTTTTCTCCTTCATTCTTTTAACAACTGCTTTTAAAAAATCTATTTCTTCATTAGAAAATAAATTATTATTGTTTTTTATTGTAGTTCCCAGTAAATTTGATAATTCATTATTCAAGAAATCTCTTATTTTTTGTTCTATTGAATCAAAATGATCACCTTTTTTCTTTACTATTCTTCCAATTAAAATTTGATTTATAGCATTTGCTTCTGCTAATTTTAATTGCTCGGGAGAAAGTAACATATCACTTTTATTTTTTCTAATAGAAACCACATCCGTATCTTCGCTCTTCGATGACGCCATCTCTGCATCTGAGATTTGTATTTTTTCTTTCTCTTTTTCAAGTAAAGACATTCCTATTTTATTTTCCACATCTTCTATTGTTAATTGTACAAAATCATATTGATTAGCCATATCATTAAACATAGATCTAGCTGAATCAAATTGTGTTCGTGTTAATGGCTCTTTATACTGAAGACATCTTCTCCAATGAGATTCTATATTTGGATCATGCATTAATATATATTCTGTTTTATTTTGAGATTCAATTTCTCTTAAGATCTCTAAGTCAAAATGATTTAACAATGGTCTTCTGTTGTAGACATAAGGCCATATTAATTCACCGTAATGAGATCTATCAAAGACAACATCCTGTCCAGATAAAGAAACAAACATTTCCACAAGATCTTCTAAATAAGAAGGACCTGAGTATCCGGTTTGAAAATATTTCTTATCCGGGGCGGAAAAATGAACTGTTTTATAGCCTTTTTTATTATAAAGACCAGCAAGCGTTGTCTTTGCAGTTCGATCGAGACCTTCAATTATTACAAAAGTCATATTTATAATCTCCTGCAGATATAAATATTATACTTTTATGTATTATTATTTTAGTTTATTTTTTTTCTATTTCTTCAAGGGTATTTATTGGATTTTTTAATTCTTTTCCGCCTATGTTTGTTGCTTTTGTGGCACCGTATTGTCTAGCCAAATCTTGTAGACTAGAAAGATCTTGAGATCTTACAACAGAGTTTGCTTGCTCTTGTTTAGACTCAGATATCTGATGATCATGCGCTTCTTGTTCTCTTTGTTCTTGACTTTCTTGAAGTTTTATTTGTTGTTGTTGCATTTGTTGCTGTTGTTGCTGTTGTTGTTTTTGTATTTCTTTTTGTTGTTGTTGAACATTAATTGTCATCATTAACTGATTCCAAGATAAAAATGCCGGATCCGATGGAAGATATTGCAACTCTGGTCTTTTAGATGCTCCCTTATCTCCAAAGAAAAATTCACGAATCTCTCCACGGGTCATGTTTTTTTCAACAAGATTCCAAAAAGATTGATTCAATGGAAGATTTGCAGCGGGGTGGTTTATTTGTGTTTTTTCTTCATTGTGAAGAAGATCATTCATTGAAGAAAAAACTGTCATCTGTGCCTGACGAAGACTTATATCAGTCATTGCCGTGTCATCTGTGTATCCAACAAATTTAAATTTATATTTATCTGCAAGATCTTTGTCTAAAGCAGGTAGGATATCTTGATTAAATAAGTCTTCAACAAGCATTAATATGGGAATTAGACCTCGTTCACGAGAGTATGTTATTTTAAATTGACCAGATTCTTTAGCTTGTGCACTTGCTCTGCCGTTTGCCGTTGTAAGATAATCTAATCCAACTTCTATTGGATCTATTTGAAATTGTGCGCAAATAGCTCTCATTATATGAGAATTAAAATTTATATACTCCATCTCACGTGCAGAACCCGACATTGGAACCCATTGAACATCATCAAGGCCTGCAACAATTGGAGTTCTCCAAGCATTTGCGGATCCGGATATTGTGTTGTAAAATTGTCTTCTAAAAGAAGCAAGAGTATTTTGAGTAACAGCACCTTTTAAATGAAGAATACCCCTTGCAGCATATCCATGTGTAAAAAAATTAGCATTATATGCCTCTATATTTAGATGATTTGTTATCATTATGATTGCCTGCTCAACTACAGATATGCAATATCCATTAGAGTCAGCATAGTTTTGTGGATTAAATAATTTAAACACCATGTCTTCATCACCAAAGGCATTTAAAACTCTATTGTCTGTTGATAATTGAACATACTTATAATAATCTATTTCTCTAGGCGCAAGATACCCATCCGCCCTTGGATCATTGTCGCTTTTTTTAGTATGATACATATTGATTGCAGTTTTAACTTGATCTTCTACAACTGTTTTATTGATTGCTTGATTTATTAAGTACATTGTTTCAGCAGGAAGAGGTCTGAAGCGATGAAGAGCCCCGGTTCTTGTTAAGACTTTTTCAACTGCCACATATCCAAAAGTAAGACCATCTCTAACTATTAATTTTAAAAATTCACCTAAAAGCATTTCTTGTCCTTTGGGGACATTTTCAGTTCTGCCACAATTATATATATAACTTTCCAACATATTTATATTATCAATATCTTGTTCAGACAATGACTCGCTGTGATCTCTTTTGACGACACGAAAACCCATATCGTATCTGCGCTCTGGACGTCTTGAAAATCTTAAAACAGTATCTGCTCTTATTTGTAAGATTGTGCTAACAAGCCAATCTCTTTGAGACATGTCTCTAAGAGTTCTATTTGATATTCTGCTTATTTTATTTTTTGAAAGAAAATAATTATTACTTGCTTGTTCAAAATAAGGGTCTGTTAATATCGCCTTACCTCTTACAAGACCTGATTCTTGATTTTCTGATTGTGGCTTCTCTGGAAGTTTATCTGCGTCTGCTTTGGTCATTTGCTCGATATCTTCTACAAGACGGTCTTGTATTGATTTTTTTAAATCTTCAAACCATGACATTTACAAAATCCCCTTATATATCATACCGGATTACATAGTCCAAAGAAAGCCACCTTCAGAAGATTGTTCGCTGTCTTCATCTAATTCAGATAGCCTTCCTATTTTACCTATATTATCAGTAGAATACTCTGAATTAAAAGGTATATTATTAACTTTTGCGTACTCCTCTGGAGTAGGTGGTTTTATAAAATGACCTCTAGAGTCAACTATTTTAGAAACATCCATATCAACGCCAGCAGATCCTAATACTATAGTATTTTTACCAAATAAATTAATTAAAGAGTATCTTAATGCGTCGAGCCAGTGATCATGTTCTGTGTCTGGGTCATCTGTCATGTTTCCAGCTGCATCTGCTTTAAAATGATATAATTGAAATTCCTGTATTATTGGCTTACATGTTTCAGCTGCAAAAAATATCTTGGCCTCATTGGATCCTGGTGTTCTTAACCATTTTTTAATAACTTGAACACCTGCATTGATATTTGATTTTTCTGAGTTAGTTGTAGTCGGAAGACCCATTTTTCTCATTTCCTGAGCATCACCTGGGTCTGCCATATCAGGAAAATATAATTGAATTCTATAGTTATTATGCCATTTATGTTTTACTATATGCATCCATGCCGGTCTTGATATGTATGTTTGACCATCGCATCTAACTACATATATATTTTCTCTACTGTCTACAAAAAATACAACCAAAGTATGTGGATTAGACCAACCCCAGTCGATTCCTGCATATGCTTGAAGTCCCATTGAGTGACATTTTTTTATAAAAATATCATGATCACACTCGCCAGGGAACTCTTTACCAGTTAAAATAAGCCACATTTGATTCCATGTTTTGACATGGGTTCTTTCATCAAATTCTTTATATATAATTCCTTCTACACTTGGTTTTAAATTCATAAGCTGAGCCATTGCCCAATCTGGTCCTTCTGATAAGACTTTTTGAGCAAGTTCATCAATCGATTTTAACATTGATGATTTAGAAGATTGTTTTTTAGCATCACCTAAGCATATTGGTGCAAGTGGACATTTCAAGCACCCTTCAAACATCTCATGTCTTTCATAGTCTTTTTGTTTTTGAGTTGCTAATCTTTCATAATCATTTCTTGTTCTGACATCAAAAGAATTTTGATCAATAAATAATTCTATTTTAGAAGTTCCAGATCTTGAATCTGGACATCTTTCTGTAAACTCAAATGCAGTCCATCTTCTTACATTTCTTCCTTGTTTTTCTGCATTTTCAATAGCTTGATTCATCAGACCGTATCTAGTTTTTCTAGTCGAAATACCAACACGAAGAGGTCTTTTTCCTCTTTTTGAGTCAAGCATTCCAGATATTTCCTTATATGCCTTGACAGACTCGCCAGATACTGTATCGATCTCATCAACTACAACAAGTGGAACGTGTGGGCCGTTTAATGCTTTCAATGTACACGGAAGAACTTCTAATGTTATCTTTTCGCCAGATACATTAAACGTAGATCTTTCCATTGTTGTTCTTTCAAGAATTCTAGATGCCTCTGGCGTCTTAGGAGGCATAACGATTGGTTTAATTCTATCGTTTAATAAAAACTTCTGCTGATATTCATAGCATCTTTTTGCCTGAGAAAGAATTGCGCCAACATGTACCACGTCTCTTTGATCATGCAGTAGAACCATCAATTCTGCAATAGCCATGCCGAGAGTGTTATGGCTGATGAAGCCGTTCGACCAGTACGCGTGATCGACGTCTACCTCTAGATCGTAGAAATAGTGCTTGCCGAACGTTATGGTATCTACGGTCTCGTAGCAACCCTTTCTGATGAAAGACAGATACTCTGCCCACTCGTGCTCTTCTAAGCGGTTGGCCAGACTTATAAAGTAGTCGATCTTGTGGCCATAGACATAAGACTCTTTAGACTTCTCGCCGGATCCCCAGAGATCCTTAGAGTACTTGATCTCGGAATGAGTTTTCTTGCCGGCCTCTAAACGCCAGTACCCGTTTGCGATCTCGTATTTTTGCTTTATGTGGTCCGCAAAAGACTTTATGAGCTTAGAAGGATATCGGAACTGTTCGTTCATCTTGACGGCGTGCGCCTTAAAGGCATCGCGCTTAGAGAAAAGCGGCATTACATACTCTGGAAGCGGGGTTTTGTACTCAACCGAGTGATACTCGACAATGTGATCTTTTACGAACTTTGTGGTCGACGCTTTTCTCCGCTTCTTATTTATTACAGAGTGCACGCCGAAGACATTGAGGATCTTGGCTATCTGCTGTATGAGTTCTGGGTTGGCTAGAGTGATCGAGTCCTTGGACCCATCGGTCTCCATCAGACCGGAGATGAATCCAGCCAAGAAGCTTGGACTGTGGTCTAATGTCTTTAGTTTCTTGAAGTAGCAGAGTTCACCCTCGACGTACGTCCTAAAGAAGTCTCTGAACGCCTTAGTAGAAGACGACGCATTCTTTATAGCAGAAGACTTAGAGCTGGAATTTACGTTTATCGTCACACCTAGGTGCCTGTCTATCAGACTCACATAGTGTACAAGCTGGTCTGGGTCTTTTGCACACATAGATATATTCGTGTTTGTTCCTCTGCCCACACAACCGTCGCCGACTATGCAGCCAGCAACCCAGCCAAGATCGTAGTCCTTAGAAGAAACGTCCACCAGATGGCCCAAGGATTCTATAGATCTATAGACTAGCTGACCAGGAGTTAGATCTTTCATGTATACCCAGTCGATCTTGTTGGTCTCTGGATGCAGTGCCTGAACGCGATGCTTTAAAGAACCAGTGAGCGACCACACGCCGTGCTTGCTCATAAACTTGGTGATTAAAGTGACTCCGTCTTTGATTCCCTCGTCGAAGGTCTGGACTACTGATCTCCAGGACCAGCCTGTCCAGACCACATCGCCGATCTTGACGTCTTGTACACGTTTAAGTCCATTTTGCGTAAGAATCTCAGTGTCTTGCAAAACGCACTTCCCGCTACCACGTCCTGCAACATATAGAATTTCTTGGATATTTTTAGGGTTGTTTTTATTTACTGTTATGTCATACACCTCCCAAATGGCATGGAAGGGCGTCGTATCCGCGTATCTCGATACCTTAAAATCGGGGAGATGAAGACCGAAAAAGAATTTAATATAATTTTTTAATTCTTGCTCAGTTCTACAGGGAGAAAAAAATATCTTCTCTAATTGCTCGGCTGTTAACTTTATATTGCTCTTTATCTGAGGATCTTTTATCTCTATCGCTTCTTTAGGTTTGATTTCTATTTCTATTTCTTTATTTTCTTTAACAACCTTTGCCAAGGCTGCTTTTTGAGCTCTTTCCTTAGGTCTTGATATGAATTTTTTATAATGTTGTTTGCAGTAATTTTTTGCTAAAACCACTCTTTCACAACCGGGCACACTGCATTTACTCACTTGTATCACCTACTAACTCAGCTAATATTACAGCTTCTTCACTTGAAGATTTTGATTTCTTACTTATTTTTTTTATTTCATTTTGTGGTATTTGTTTGTTATCGTTGCTTACGTTTGATGGATTTGCCATTCCCCTAACAGATTCAGCTACCTGGGCCAACATGTCTATTACTTGTTGATAATCTTTTATAGTTTTAATTCTAAAAGAGGGTGGAGGATTTCCAACCGGATCATTAAGATACTTTCTAACTTCTTCAGAGGTTTCTACATTTGAAACAGATATCATGTCTGTTAGGAACTCAACTTGTTCAACTGTCGATCTTACTATTCTAGTTTTAATACGATCGTAAAGAGAGGCTGCGACAACCTCCCTATCCTTAGACCATCCACTCAAAGCTGCGGTTAACAGTATCTTCCCATATGGGATAGATGGGTATCTTTTTGATATATCTTCAAAAGTATATCCCAATATATAAAGCTCATACATTGGCATTGCATCGTGTTTACTGAGAATTCCAGCAGTCTTGTGTTTTTTAAGATACTTTTCGGCCTCAATAACCTGATCATTACTTAAACCGTATTTTTCTCTTGGTGTTAAGTTCTTTTTCTGCAAAGTATTCTCTCCAAACAGGGTTTGAAGAAATACAGGAAATAATCTGTATTATCCTCATTGGTTTTATCATTTTATACTTCGCAATTGAGTTTATTGGAATACCCACTACTATTAAAGATATAATATCTTGTTCAAATTCTGTAAAACTATTTAATATGTTTAAAAAATCATCTGAAGACTTTGATTTAGTTAATTTTATTATATTAGTTTCTATTTGTTCAGCTATTTTTTTTTGAATTATCAATTTATTACATATAGAATCAATATCTTCAGAGTCTGTTTCTAAATACTCTAACCAGATACTTTGTCTAATATCTAAATCATCTGTGACGTTTTCAATTTTTAATCTGATCTCCATGTGTTTCTGTTTCATCTGTGTTTTCTACATACTCGCTAATATTTTTTAGCTTGTATGTAGCCCTCCATCCAGGACCACAGAGATCTTTAACGAATCCATTTAATATCCTATCTATATCTAAATTGCCTTGTTTTTTTAACAATCTTCTTAATCTCCATAGATTAAAAAGTCCTGTTTTATCCCTCATACTATAATACCTAGTTACAGTATCTAACATTGACTCGGGTCCATAGATTACATAGTCTACTATTTTAGTAGACGGATCAATAGCTACTTCTAATGCCTTCACATCCTTGTGTGCCAAAGATCCATACATATATAAATTATTTTTAACAATATCAGTAACTATTCCATTATTCAAAGTCCAACGAATATGATCCATTATTTCAGTTATTTTTTCTTCATTCATAATTCACCTTGTGTTTTGTAATATTATTTTTTTTATTTCATCTTTATTTTGAGATCCTTTATAAACTTTATTAAGATACTCATCTAACATTGATGATATGTCTTTTGACAAAATAGAAACTTTATCAGATTTTATTTTATCTATAGATTCTGTTTTTATAGTTAAACTACACTTTTTTCTAAGGTCATTTACATGTTTAGATTCTAATATATTTTTAATCTCAGCCCTTGGTCCTTTAATTGTCATTATCCAATGATTAAAAACATCCAAATCTGGAATCTCTTCATCTGTATTTATTTCTATTGTTTTATACATTGGAAATGGTGATTTTATAAATTCAAATTCAAAAGTTTCAGTGTTAAATAATGACAATCCCTTTGATTGATCCGCATCCGATGCCGACATGGCATATGGAGTTCCTACATAGTTTATAATAGAATCTAGTATTTGTTTTTTATGAACGTGTCCAGATATGACGATGTCGGCATTTATATCTTTTGTCTCTATGCCATGATCTGCTTTTTTATAGCCATAGTCAGCTCCTATAAAAGTATTATGAGTTACAACTATAGACGTATCTGTTTGTGGCCACAGTTCCCTAGAATGAACATAGGGAACATATGTTATATTTTCTATAACCTTAATAGAATCTGCTATTAAAATATTTTTTATTGATGAAAAAGGTTTAAAAGCATGAAATTCAGATGAATTTGGTTTATATTGATCATGATTTCCTAACAGACAAATATATGATCCATTTGATTTCATTAGATTTGATATTTTTTTTAAATGCTCATCAAAAATACAAAGAATCTCAGAACGAATTATAGAATGAGTATCAAAGGTATCGCCTAAATTTACAATAATATCTGGTTTTTTTTCAATATAGATATTTTCTATCCATTTTAATAAACTTTTACTAAGTTGTAAATGAGTATGTCTTAAGTGCATGTCTCCAATAAAAAGTATTTTAGTCATCTAATTCTAATCCTATTAAGAAGAACTAAAAATTGTAAAAAAGCTGTTGTTTCATTATTATAAGTAGTTATTTTATTATTTATATATGCGTTATTTTTTTTGGCATATCGTATACAAGTTGAGCCCATTTGTATAAATCCGTTTCTTTTTGATATATTTTTAATTTAATAAATATTTTAACCATCCTTATGCAGAGAATATAAGATCTTATGTTTTCTTTAGAGTTTTTCGTCATCCAGAAAACCCATCTTGGTATGATTGAAAATATTTAAAATAACTTTCTCTATTAATATGCATTCTATATAATAGATATGAAAAATACATTAACTTTACATTAATAGGAATATCACTTTGCATTTTACTCTATGCTTTCTAAATCCTCATCAACATCATTTGCAAAGCCAAATTCATCTAATTCAACTTTTGAATCTTTTAAAGAATAACATGAATTCATTACTCTATCTTGTAAAGATTTATTATTAATAACAAGATTTCTGATATTTTGTTCACCTCTAACAGGTGGGTCGTTTTCAAAAACCCACATTTGCATATTTTCTTTTCCTGTTTCTGGATTTACAGGATGCTTAATTATTCCTAATGATTTTCCCAAATCAAAAATCTCACCACCCGTGTCCATTATTCCTTTTTGATAATGAAAAGTAAACTGTGCAACTCTAGCAGGCATACCCATGCGGTTTTTTCTAACTTTCACACGTACCTTGTGACCAAGTTGTGCAGCTCCTCCTGCTATTGTCTCACCTTGTTCTATTACTCCATTTTTTGTATCTAATTTTGTAACTTCCAACATCAAATCTGCTGCATGTTTAAGCGACTGACCATCTGGAAGCACATATGGATTTCTCAATGCTTTCATTGGATCTATTTGAATAGAAACTTGTTGTATACAAAAAGTTAATAACTCATGTTCATTAATAACAGGAAGAATCATTTTAAATGCAGATGGTAGATAGTTTGCTCCGGTGCCTCCCATTATCATATCTGTTGATTGTTTTTTAATATCTTTTGGATATCTAATTGATCTAATGGAATCTATAACAATTGCTTTTACTGGAGCTCCATCTTGAAGAAGTTCTAAGAGCTCTCCTCCAATATAGTCAAATATATTTAATGGATCATTGCTTTTTCTAACAACTAAACGATCTGCATCTCCGCCTAATCTTATAAAAAAATCAGTATTAAAAGAAAATTCAGAATCAAACCATATTGCAATTGCCTCTGGATCTCTTTTTTGCAACTCAATCAGTGCCATCATTGACAACATTGATTTACCGCTACTCTCTGGTCCATATAAAATATTGATCTTACCAGGTCTAAAGCCTCCAATACCTGTTGCCCAATTAAGAGAAGGCGACCATGATGGGATTGTTTGAGGTTCTTTCTTTTTTAAATCAGATGCTATTTTTCCAAAATCTTTAGTAAGTTTGCTCATCCATTTATTTATCATTATCGCATCCCCTCATATGGAGTTGAGTAGCCGTCTTTTGACATATCTCTTGTTATGTCTATTGCATGTCTAAATTCTTGAACTTTATTCTTTAATAAAGAACACATCGCAACAGCTCTGGCGTGTATTTCTTTTGCTTTTTGAACATCGGGATCTAATGAAACGTATGCTTTTCGGGATTCTACGGTTGGTTTTTCATTTTTAGTTTTAAAATAATCTGGAGCTCTATCTAAATAAGCAATAGCTTCTGCTGTTTCAACTGCGGTTTTTGCTTTCATTTCGTATTCTATTGCCTTTGCCAACATTACAGATGATATATCATATCCAATTATAAAATCACGAAGATAATTTGGAGCTAGCATTTTATTAAAACTAGACCCAATATCTGTTAATTTTCTAGTATAAGAAGCTATTTTTTGCAAATCGAGGGAGTCCAAGCCTCCCTCGATAGAAACGATGTCTATGGACATCTTATCCTCAACTGTTTAAAATTGCGTCTGCATAGTCAAATACATCATCTTGAGTAGATAATTTTGTATTATTTTTTTGAGTAGTCTTTAAAGGCTTTAGATAAACATCCTCATCAGCAGATTCATCTTCTTCTTGAATCTTAACCATAGGTTTTTTGGATGATACGTTAGTATGTAAAGCCTGTCGTTGAGGATTTCCAGGTCCGTGAATCTGTACATGTTTTTGGGTTTGATTTTCAATCTTTCCAGAGTGATTTCCATCATCATGTGCTTGCCCGCGAACGGACCGTACACTCGTATATAGAGAGCCCTTGTGTATCGGACTTTCGTCCTTTTGTTCTTTATCAACCACCACATTGGCCGTACTCCGAGTATTTTTATTTACAACATCAAAACCCTCTATTCTAAGAATTGGATATTCATTGATCAATGGCTCTACGTTTGCTAACAATACTTCTTTTAGTTCATCATATGATATTTGACGATAGACTGTAGAAAGATCATATCCTAAGTCTTCATAATTATCAACAACATTATCCGATAATGGTTCTTGATCATCTGCCCAGGAAATCTTACCTGTATTAGGATCTCTATACTTTATTTGATTCTTGGTAACAGAGTATTCTGTATCTGTTTTTTCTCCTGTTCTAGTAATTTTAAACCAAACACCAGAATCGTCTGCATCTGAGTTGAGCGATGTCGGATCTTGGCCATAATCGGTTACATATTGCATCATTTGTTTTTTAATCGCATCGTGTGCTGTTTTCTTTAGCTCTAAAAGACCAACCTCTCCAGATTTGTTACATGCATTGTAAAGATATGTTGTTTTTGGTTTTATTTTCCAAAGAATTTCAGAAATAGGTTTAAGATACTCTCTAATTTCTTCTTTAGAATATTCACCAGAAGACACCATTCTGGCTTCTTCTTTTTTAAATAAATTTTCTAATTGATTAACATAATCATAAACTGGACATTGTTTTTGATTAAAAGAAAAGGGAGAAGAAAATGGTCTTAATCTACCTGTTTGAGGATCGGTCAGCCACACAAGCACCCACCGACGATATGGATACCCATCTGCTGAATTGCCAAATGGTGGAAGTATTCTATAAACATTATCTCCACTATTGACAGCGTGTCGTTTCCATTCTTTCTTCTCTTTAAGAGAATTCATATTTAAACTAATCTTAGCCATATTTTCCTCCTGTGCCTATTTAAGCGATTGTTATATAAATTATTTTTTAAGTTTAAAAAAATTTGAAAATGTATTTGATTTATCTTCTTTTTCTAATTCAGTTTCTTTTAATTCTACATTTTCAACAATAGTCTCCACGGCTTCTGCCCTTGCATCCCCTATATACGCATCTAATTCTTTTTCAGATATTTCTGAAATACCTAATTTAAGAAAAACATCATAATTATTAAAATGGCCAACTGCATACACAACTCTTGTAGAAATAGGTCTTTTTCTTAATTGATGTTCTACATATTTATCTAAAATTTGTGGATATGTTGAAAGAAACATTTTTTGAATTACAACAGCAAGTTGTTCTTCTGTTTCACATCGAACCCCGACATGTTCAGAAGGAACTATATTACGATATGCATTGAATGTATTATCGTATTTTTTAGCTATTTCTTCTGCTACATTTCTAATATAATTAATACCTAAAATATCAGTAGCAGGCTTAGGGGTTTTGCATTTTTTTACTTCATCTAGAAAATTTAGATTTGTAATAACTAATTCTTTATCAGAAACAAAATCTGGCTTTTTTTCAACTTTAATAAAAACACTATCCATTAAACCATCCTCCAAATAATTAGAATATATCCTTGACAGGATCTTTGAATTTATCATATTAATCTTATACAAAAGTTTAAAAAATGCATAGTAAAATTTTTTATTCTTCACATTTCTGCAACCTTTTCTATATCCATTATTTCAATTGATGGGTTTCCTTTCCAATCTGTTTTAAGTCTGCCTCTTATATATACAATTGAATTTATTTTATATTTTAATGGTTTATTCTTATCCCACCAAACGCAATCTATTGAAGAAAGGCCGTCAGATATTTTTACAACAACATTTGACCACGGTCTTCCTGATTTTTTAGAAATACCAGATTTAGATTCAGATCCTTCATACAAACCAATAAAACCTATTTCTGAAATATCTTGTTTTTGCAACAATCCCTTTGCAATTTTTACATTACCAAGAACAATAACATCACCCATTCTCATTGGAATTGCCTTGCTATTAGTTGAAGATAATGCGGGCCAGTTTTTATATGCGATTGATTGAATTTCTGGAATTGATAAAATTGTTTTATTAAAACATTTATTTATTTCTCTTTCTTCTAAAAACACCTCTAGCATTGTTTTTGGATTTTCTATTACTTTTTTTGTTTTTCTTTTTTTAAAATAATATTCAACTATTTTTTTTCTTGCCAAAATATAATCTAAATCCTTATCCATAAAACAATCAACAGCTCGAGCGGCAATTAATGCTAAAAAAACACCAGCATTTGCTTTTGAATGATCCACTCTTTCAATATAATCATCTATGTTTTTAAATGGTCCTTTTGCAGTTAATTCTTTAATGGCAGATGCTCCGACTCCCTTGACTACAGATAAGGGGGCTGCTATTTTATCTTCCATTATTATAAACCTATCAGAAGGAACAGCGAGGGTTGGAGCTGTTATCATATTTCCTAAAACAGTTACATAGTGTCTAATTTTTTGCTCTCCTGAATTATTTAACTCACTGGACCACCATTCTAATGGGTAGTAATGTTTTAAATACATACTAATATAGCCTAATTTGCCATAACAAAAACTATGAGATAGGTTAAAAGAATATGAGCTAAAAGCTAAAATTTGTTGATTTATTGTTTCAATTTGTTGATCTGTCCAGTTTTTAGGTTTTAATGCTGATCTAACATCTTCAAATGTTTTCATTATAACGTCGCGTTTTTTCTTTGCAATAGCAGAACGAATTTGATCAGATTTTTCTAAAGAATAACCTACAAATTCAACTAGAAAGCGCATAACATCTTCTTGATATACGAAAACACCATTTGTTTTTTTTAAAATTAATTCTAAATCTGGATGAACATATTCTAACGATCTTCTTCCATTTCTAACATCAATATAATATTGAGTTGCAGTTGTGTCTAAAAAAGCAGCATCTAATGCACCAGGACGGCAAAGAGCGGTTAGATTGCTTAGGTCTTTTATAGATTCTGGTGCAAATTCTTTTACATATCCTTTAATAAGATCTGTGTTAAATTGAAACGATGAATCTGTTTTTCTATCATAGAAATCCTTAAACACTGTTCGATCTTCTGGTAATCTATATATTTCTTGCACGCCTTTGTCGTCTTCTTCAAGTAAATCTTTATTTGTTCTTTCTTTAATTAAATCCACACATTCTTTAATTGTATTAATAGTAGTTACTCGTAATATATCTGCTTTAACCAAACCTAATTTTTCTATCATAAGAGCATCAAATTGAGTAACAGTTACTTGACCTAGTTCATCGTCTTCCATTTGTAAAGTAGGGACTCTTTCATGAGAAAGATCCAATGTCGAAATAACAAAGGCAGAAGCGTGTCGTCCTATTTCTTTTGGCAAGCCAATTAATCTACTTACTGTTTTTTCTGCTTCTGGATATTGTTTAAAAAACGCCTGAAGTTGATTGTTTTGCTGCAAGTGGCCTGTGTGATATTCGCCCTCTGAATCGGTGTAGCCATATAAAAAATCAGACTCATCTATCCCTTGCGGGGAGTCTGGTATGGATTTACATATATCTAAAATTTCAAAATCATTGCGATTTCTACCATATATGGCAAACATTGTTTCTTTTATTGCATATTTTGTTTTAAATTTTTGAATAGTTCCTATTTGAGCAAAACCAAGTTTATATTTTTCTTTTAAATATTTCAAAATAGGCGCTCTTGCTCCAAAATCTGCATCTATATCAGGAAAACTTCCTGCCCTTATTCTTGCATGGCTTAAGAAACGTTCAAATGGAATATCTTCCTTTATCGGGTCTACATGAATTATTTTTAGATAATAAGAAATCAAACAACCACCAGCAGATCCTCTTCCTATGTTTTGAATTATCCCGTTGGACCTTGCATAGCTTCCAATGTCTTCATATAATAAGAAATATGGTATAAAATTTAATTTTTCATTTTTCCATATTACATCTAATTCTTTTTTAAATCTGGCAATATAAACGGGATCGTCTATCCATCTATTATGTTCTTTTATTTTTGCCATTAATAAATAATAAAGTTGCTGATTGTAGTCATTTGTTTTTTTCTTTATAGAATCAGAAATGTCGATTTTGGGCAGATGGTATTCATGTTTTATATTTATAGAACTAGAAAGTTCACCTATTTTTTCTGCATTTTGTATAGCTTTTTTCATAAAATCAACAGTAAAGTTATCGCCAATATGTCTATTTAAAATAGAAAAACATTCAGAATAGTTTTTTTGATGTCTAGATTCGTAGAAATAACGACCATCTTTAAACGAAGATCGCGACACAATGTCTTGCAGTATTTTGTCTTCTTTGTCTATAAAGTGAGCAGCAGTTGAAACTATATAATTTACATTATATTTGTTTACAAAATTAAATAAAACATTATTGATGAATTTTCCATGGTTGCCATCTGGAATCAGATCTGTGTTTTTATTACTTCTAAAACCAATTTTAGGATCATATGTTTTATATATGTCAATTGGTAAAAATTCTATTATTAGTGATTTGCCAAAAATTTCATATAATTTCAATAAAGTACTCTCAACTTCATCAGTACTACTGCCATGTATAACGCTAGAAAGTGCTCCTTTTTCGCAAGCTGTCCCAATTAAAACTCCTTCTAAATATTTTTTAATTTGTTCAATTTTTACAACTGGAATATAATTATCGCCATCTATTGTTTTGTTATCCCACCCAAGCGATGATAGTTTGATAAGATTTTTGTAACCCTTATCAGAAACTGCCCATGCATTTAGTCTAAAAAAGAAATCTGAATTTTCAAATTTAGCATTTATGCTGATTGCAGGAACTATTGTCAATAATTGTACATCGTAATTAGAACTATCTTCTTTATTTATTTTTTCCACTATAGAAGTAGTATTTAATGATTTAAATAAAGAAACTGCCCATCCGTGATCTGGAAAAGAAATGTATTTTACTTTATTTTTTAAAGCCCATCTTGCCCAGTCTTCTATTGAGATTATAGAATCTATATTACTATATTCAGAATGTAGATGAATATGTGCACAGTCTTCAAAAACATGATCAACTATGTCTATGTGTTCTTTATGTTCAATATTGTCTTGTAATAAATTTGAAACTATAATATCTAAATCTATTGTTGCAGATATATCCGAAAGAGCATCATGGGCATTGATTTCTATTCCAAACATCTCACACGCTTTAGAAAGTTTAAGTGATCCTATGTTGTTTTTTTCTTTGATTGCTTTTATTCTACGATACACATCGTGAGTATCCGGCGTAAACAGCTCGTGATACAAAGATGACATATTGTGTTTTGCAAAAAGAGCACTAATAAAACCCTTATCAAAACCAACATTATATCCCGCTATTGTAAATTTAATATTAAACGACTTAATATAAGATATAAACTTATCTAGCATCTTTCTCTGATCTTGAAAGGTCTTCATTCTTTCAATATCTATTCCATGAACAGAAATTGCTTCCTGTTCAATCACAGAAAAATCATTAGGTTTTGCATATTCATTAAAATAAGGCTGCCTAGAGCCGTTTATTATTGGAATACATGCTAATTGAATTATATCGTGACGTCTGGAGTCGAGACCTGTTGTTTCTGTATCTAGAAACAGAAGATTTCGCATAAATCTTCCTTTTTTATTTAATGCGCCATTTTCCATTAATTGAATTTATCAATTGTCTTGTACCTCCTGGCCATATCAAACAGGAAGAATGAAGCCAGGATGAAGCTCCACCTGAGTTATATTCTAGTTTTAAGTAAGAAGAAGTACCAACTTGCCACGCTCCTCTCAATATTTCTGGAGAATGGGAATGTCCAGTTACGGAATTTCCATATGCTATTTCCATGTTTGCAACATTTCCTCTAGATCCATTTGGCCCCTGGTGACCATGTGCTCCGCATTGTATGCCTTCTATTTTATAATCTTCTTCTGTTTTTAGAAATTTAATTTTGGATAATTTTTTAGTATCGTTATCTATATTCATTTCAACGGCTGCCTTTAGGGGGTCTTCTCCATCTAGCATTTTTAATGCTAAAACTAGAGATATTCTATGATTCAAGGGATCTTTTACGTACTTGCCCTCAGACAGATATCTTGCTAAAAACAAATCGTGATTAGATTTGACAATCACGAGCTCATCACACATTTCTGAAAGATATAGTAAATCCTGTGAGAATTTTTTTAGTTCATTTTCTAATGAAAGTTGATCAAGTTTTGATCTTTTAGCTCTTAATATGTGGTTTTTTTCTTCATGGTGGTTTATAGATAATCCATCAAAAGCATCATGAAGAATTATTCTTTTGGGTTTCATTTCTTTTGAAACTTCTTCCCATGTTTGTTTAGCGGTTGGATCTGTGACACCAGAATGCCAATCTCCAAGCACAAAACCTTCTGGTCTTACTATGGATCTTCCTGTTGGTCTATATATATAACCACGATCTATAAAATGACCTCTTGAATCTGCTTGTATTTGAGTAAAGTGATATGTTTCATCGTCTTCTATCTCAAAAACAACAGCACCCATTACATGATCATGTTGTGCGATATACGCAGTGCGTTGTGACATGTATGATTCTGTATTGTAATCCGGAGAAGTTATGGCCCCTGTGGTCATCATAAAATGAGGTAGTTTAGAATTACTAACGGGAACGGGTTTAAGCCTTTGTTTAGGAGAAGCATATATGAAAGTTCCATTTCTCTGACCTATTCGTCCAAGCCCGGTTGTGGGATCTATATGCTTTGCAGATAGTTTTATGGTACTAATAAAAACATTGGAATTTAATCTAGTATCTTCTATTATTATAGTTTCATTTGCTAACTGAGCAGATATTGTTCCCCATTTTCCTCCATGAGAGGCTGCTGGGTCAGAGGCAACGATAACTAATAAATGAGCATCGTTCATATTGCAGTATTGTTTTATTGACTTATAAAAGTCTTTATGAACTTCGCACCCTTGGACAGCCGTTGTTATTATAAATTTCTTTTTATTTTTAACTATATCTCTAAGATCTTGCAGAGCCTTTGGTGAATGAAGAGACTCTACTGTTACATCAAAAAAATATCCTGGATGTTTTTCTCTTGCTATTTTTTCTAAATTCGACAGAGATCCAAAATGATGGGAAACCATATCTCTGGTTATTCCAACAGAATTTAAATCTTCATTTTGTACATGTCTTTTTAATTGTTTTGCTAATTTTGCATAACATTTTATTATAGAAATTTTTTTATCTGCTTTTTTCATTTATTTTTCCTTAATAACATACAATATTATATTTATTATATAATAAACAAAATTAAAAACCCTGTATTTTACATACAGGGTCATTATACATCAAATAAATGTTTTTAAGTATTTAAAAGTAAAACAAAAACTATTTAGATTTTCTATCTGAAAGTGATGATTTTTTACTTTTTTCTGTTTTAACAGAACCTGTACTACAAATTTTCACTTTTACATCTTTCATTTCTTCATTCTTTTTTAATTTATATGAAGAATAATAGCAATGTAAATCTGTTGGTTTGGAATTGTTTGGTGTTTCTTTTACAGGTTTTGCAAAAACATTAGAAGACAATAATAATAAATATATTAAAAAAAATCTATAAAACATAGATTATCCTTTTAAACTAGAAGATGGATTTGCTTCATCATTCTGAATTTCACTAATTCTTTCTAACAAGAAATCTATCTTTGCCTTTTCATAATCAATAGCAGCTTTGTATCCAGAGCCCAGATCTGCGACAATTTGCTTTGCGGCTTTTAGCTTTTCATCATTGTCTCGTTCTTCTTTTAATGCCTTAACTCGCATCTCTGCTTTTACAACAAGATCCGCGGCCTCGTCCTCGGTTACGTCTTTGTGATTATCACAAAAGGTTTTACTAAGAACCTGTTCTGCTTTACCTAAATTGATTTTCTTTTCCTTAGCCATTTCACAAATCCTCCTTTTAAGATCTATTTTTGTTATACCTATTCAATATATGTGTATGTTCTTTTGCTATTTTTCTTAAACTCGATATCTTGTGGGACATCAACTAGACAATTAAAAACATTTGTTTTATATAATAAAAAAGCTCCATACATTGCTTGAGAAACAGCATCTGCTATATCATATCTAAAAATTATTGGTTTATTTGTTCTTGAAGATATTGAATGATTTGGAAATCTAATTCCCCATCTCTTCCAAAGAGATTCTACAATCATTAGTTTTTTTGCAGGTTCTTTTCCCCATTTTTGTTTTTGCTCTTTAGTTGGAGTCGTTCTTCCTGCTATAAAAATTTTCCAATTAGATATGTTTAAAATTTCATAATGAAGATTCTTTTTTCTACACCATATATGTATAGCTGCTCTATACGCTGGGTTTACATTTGCCCCTGAAGAAAATCTACTGCCAAAAAAATAATCCTCTACAACTATTTGATCTGGCTTGATTCTATTTGATATTTCTTCTATTTTATTTTGTAAATCGATGCACCAATCTCCCATATAGACGGAAGAGGTGTCTATATCGATAAAACCATATTCTACAATGTTACAAACATTTTGATCTACATGAGCAACAGCAAATCCAGTTGACTCTGCAGGATCAAAGCTTAATATTATTTTCAAATTACACCTTTTTAAGCCGCCACTGTCCACTAGGAGACATGCTTAATTGTTCCTGTACGATTGGAACAATTTGTATTCTGCCTGTTTCTATTTCAGGTTTATACTTAGATTTTATTTCATCTTGACTAATAGGTTCTTGATTTACTAGTTGATTATCAATAAGTACATGAAATTTTTGATTTGAATCTTCAGATTTAAATGCTAATTGATTTGTTTGAGATTTTACTTGGGCAATAGCACTTCTCATTGCAAATTGCTTTGCCTCTGGTGATTTTATTTGCTCTGCTACTTTTATTGGATTTTTTTTACTAGACGCAGCCATTGATGGTGTTTTAGGTTTTGGAATAGAAGGGCCGGGCATGCGCAGACTTGGCATTAGGTTTGCTTTTAATAAATTTAATTTTTCTTTAATTTCATCTAGCTTGTTCATAGTGTTTATTATATCACAATAGGGTTGATATATCATTTTTCTTAGAAACAGTTATTATATTATCAAAAAGAGCTTTAAATTCAGAGGAATGGTCTATTACTATTATTTGTCTATTCTTTGAAGACTCTTGCAAAAGCTCGAATATTCTTGATCTATTTGAAAAATCTAAATGATCAAATGGTTCGTCTAGTATTATTGGATTTAAATCTAATCCAGAATAAGAAATATAAGTATCTAATAAAGCAAGATCTATAGAAAGTGCTAGGTTTCTTCTCTCTCCTCCTGATAGAGCACCTACTGACATAGATTCGCCGTTTATTGTTAAATTATCCGACATTTTTGCAACAACAGAGCCAGATTTGTTTTCCTTAAATGTTTTAAGCTCATACGAGCAGTTTGGCCACGAAACTTGTAAATTTGAATTGATTTTATCATTAAAAGTATCAACAACAGAATCAAGTATATATGCCTGAATACCAGTTGGCGATACTATTTGAGAAACTGTCTGTAATATATTGATTTTATTTGTTGTTTCATTTTTTTCTTCTGATATTTTTAATAAAATATTTTGATTTTTAGTAATATTGTTTAATAAATTGTTTTGAAAATCTATGGATGACTTAATAGATTCAAGTTCTTGGTATTTTAATTTTATAAAACTTTTTAATTCTAAAAGTCTTGATTCTGTTTTAATATAACTATCTTTTAATTCTTTTATCTTATCTTGGCATTTGTCTATTATGTTTTTATAATCTTCTTCTTTGCTTAATGAAGATTCTAATTCTTTTATAGATTCTGTCATTTCTAATAGTTTATTTTTTTTATTTAAGTTCCAAGATTTTATTTTTGCCTCAAAGGACGAGGAATCGTGTCTGTAGAAATCTCCATTAACTATATCTATTGCCTGCGAACAAGATGGACAAATACCATCGCACAGGTCTTCTGGTGGTTGTTCTAATTCTATTTGTTTTAATTTTCTACGTAGAAGCTGAGAAGCTCCTTTGTTTTGAGTTATTTTATCAATTTCTAATTGAGTTTTGTTTTGAAGATCTATTATTTTAGAAATATCTGGTTTCTTTATTTTTTCTAAATCTTTTATTTTTATCAAAGTTTCATCTATGCATGTCGTATTTTTTTGCTGTGCTTTCAATAATGCATCAATGTTTTGCTCAGATTCTTTATATGTATTAATTTTTGCCAATATAGAAGACTCTTTAATAATAAGATCATTATTTTTTATATTTAAGTCTTTTATCTCTAAGTCTATGTTTTCTTTTATTTTAGAAAAATTATATGAATTAGTTAACCTAATAAAAAGATCCTTACGATCTGTATCATTTAGATCTAAGAAGCGTTGACCAAGACCTTGAGCAAAGTATTGAACCAATAAAAAAGTATCATAATCTAAAATTAAATCTTTATAAAATTCTTCTTCAGATATTTCTAAATTGTTTTTTGTAGCAAAAAACCTACCTGGTTTTGTTCTTTTAACAAAATAAATATCATTTTTCTTATGCAATATGGCACTACATGTTGAATTTTTACAGTTTTTACGTACAAAGCCAGATCCAGATATTCTAGGAGATTTGCCATATAAAATAAAAGATATAGCAGTAACAATAGATGTCTTACCTGCTCCATTTGCGGAATTTGTATCGTGATTCCATCCTTCTATTAAAAGAGTTCCATTATTTTTAAAGTCAATATGTGCTTTTTCTATACTTAAAAAATTTTCAATATCAATAGAAACGATTCGCATATCATCTCCTATGGGGAGGTTTTGTATGCATTTGAACATGACCTTTTTCGTCTATATACATCCATCCTTCTTTTAAACAATGTTCCATTGAATGCTCTTGGCATAGCCTTGGAACCAACACAGTCCAAAAGTGCTCTAAAGATCTTTCGTTAAGTATTTCTTTATTATTTGGATCTACTGATATATTTGTATAATCATCTATTTTTTCTTTAACAGAAGCAGAGGTTGTCATAGGAACATCTCTGTTCATAAGACCTCCGCAGTTGCATTCTATATTTAGAACATTAGATTTTTTATATAATTGTTTTTTATTTTTACAATCATCACATTTATATGTGTACTTAGGCATTATAAACTCAATCCCACACCTATTGAATATCTAAGTTTTGTTTTATCAACAAGATCAAGTCCAGACATCATGAATATATTACCAAGCACATGATAATGAACGTGTCCACCAATTGCATTATCAGAAGAATATCTCAAACCAAGACCTATTTTTTTAGAAGATGATATTTGTTTATTTTTTTCTTCTATATTTTTTTCTAGTTCTTTTCTATGCGATTTATTTAATTCAGAAATAGCTTGTCTATGTTTTGATTTTAAAACAAAAACCTCTTCTTGATGTTTCTCAAATAAATCTTGTTCTAATTTTTTAAGTTTTTCTGTTATTTCAATTTCATCTGTTATTATTATAATTTCTTCTTTTTTAGTACCATCTGGTAAAGTAGTTACTACTTTTTTGAATCTTTTTTTCTTTATTAATTTTTGATTTTCTGATTCTAATGTTCTTATTCTTTCTTGAGACATTGTTTCTATTTGTCTATGTTTTGATTCTAATTCATCTAATTTTTCTTGATTTACTATTTTAAGATTTGCTATTTCTGTTTGTTTTTGTAAAAGTTTAGATTCAAGTTCAACCACTTTATCATTAGATGGATAAAAAGCTAATCCAATTAGGATGCCAGAAAATACCAATAAAGCAGATCTTATGTATTGATTTGATAATATATATTTTAAAAATTCTAATGTCATTTTATTCTCCAGTATCTGAAATCATGTCTTTAAAAGCTGCTCTAGATACTTCTAATTGAGTTTCCAAATTATAATCTCTAGGAGAGACTACCAATCCACCTAGTGTTGTAAGCAAAGACGCCACAGATATAGCATTTCCAATTGCCACACGGTGAACTTTTGCAGGCTCTATTATCCCCGAAGAATACGGATTTGTATATTTATGATCAGAGGCGTCAAAGATAATAGAAGGCTTGCATTGAGAGTCCATGTTTTGTTTTATTTTTTCTATAGCTTTTTCAAGTTGATCTTCTTCTCCGCAATTTTGCATGAGTAATTTAAATGGAGCCATCAAAGCTTGACTCATTACATTCCAGGAATTGGGTCTATCTTTAATCGAAGAAATACACACCACAATCCCCAAATGCGTACCTGCTCCTCCAGCGACAATTCCTTCTGCGACGGCTGATCTAACAGCTTCGACAGCATCTTGAACACGATCTCTTCTTTCTCTAACTTCTGCATCGGTCATTCCTCCTACCCATACAGTTGATATTCCACCTGTTAATTTGCCAATAGATGCCCTTAAATGAGACCTATCATGCTCTGAGTGTGCATCATTTAATATGGCTTTTAATTCATTTACTCTATTTTCAAGAAGTTCAGAATCAGAATCACATTGTAAAAATGTTTCATAAGTATTTATACGAGCAGATGTAAAGTGTCCAAAATTATTTACATCAAATGAATTAGCAGTTGCGGGATTCATAACCATGGCCGACGTATACGCTGCCATGTCAAATAAAAACATTGTTCTTGAATTTGCCAATGAAGATTTTGGAACTATTACGGGAACAACTGAAACCCCGCCTTTTGATGTAACTAAAAACTTCTCAATAACAGGATCGGCAAAACCATGAGCCATTACTATTATTGGCCTTCCAAAATAAGATGGATCATTTTCTATAGCTGTTTGAATTGCTGCAGGAAGAACTAAGTCATTTAATGTTCCATCAAACAAGACAACGAGACCCTCATCCATTCTTACTCGTTGTCCTGCTCTGTCGTTTATAAAAGAAGTACCAATAGAACCAACATCACGAAGGCCAGATGTTACTATATATCCATCTATTGTCTCTACTCTCATCCCTCCGCCTTGATCTTCTTGTATTAAGACTGTCCCATCGTCTCCAGCTGCCAATACTGCTTTAACAACAACGTCTGCAATCTCATCATCTCCGTTTGCAGAGATCATCGCGACCTTTTTAAGATCTTCGTCTTTAACAGATATTGCTACATTTTTTAAATATGGAATAACTACTTTTTTATAACATTCTTTTAATTCATTTACAAATCTCTGGGGATTATATTTAGGGTTTTCTTTCATAAATTGCTTGCCAGCTTTAACTAATGCATCAGCTAAAACAATTGCAGTTGTAGTACCATCTCCCGCATCTCTTGCTGTATTTAAAGAGATTTCTTTACATGTATCTAAAACTATATTATGAGAAGCACTAGGCAATCCTAATGCTTTAACAACAGTTACTCCATCCTTGGTCACTAGAGGAGGAAGACCTTCTCTTTCAATCAAGACTGGTCTTCCTCCTGGTCCTAAGGTTCTTCCAGCTATTTCTGCTATTTTAGAAATAGTTTCTAAAACTATTTTTTCTAGATCATTTGATGAAGAAATAATATCCTTAGTCTTGGACTTCACGTATAGCATCTTGTTCCTTTCTCTTAAAATCATCAACTATTTTTTGATATTGTTTTGTTTTTCTTTTATCAGTTTCAAATCCAATTAAAGAATGACCCATTGTAAGACAGGCTTTTAATATTGCAGAATTGCCCATAAATGGATCAAAAACAGAACTGCCTGGAAGAAGATCTGACATTCTAATTAGCAAAGTAGCGAGATCATCTGAGCAACTTTCATCTAAAGATCCTGTTTCGACCAGCCACGTATTCCCAACACAGGAAGTTGAGTCATCTAGCATTAAATATTGTTTTATTGGAGATCTGTCTATCTTCCAAACATCACCATTACAAAAAAACAAAACATAATCATGAGAATTTACTAAATTATTTTCTGATCTTTTTCCAGGTAACCAAGTTTTTTCTATAACAATATTATCAATATGATTAAAACCAACTTTTGCCATTTCGCTTCCAATTTCAAAAGGTCTAAATTTACATTCCATCGGAGCGTAGCATATAAGAAAAACTATTCCATTTGGTGCCATAGAATTTTTTAATTTATTGGCTAAATTTTTCATAAAATCTACTGAATACCCATCTCTTTTTCTTATAGGTACTCTAGTTATGCAGATTTCAACTGAATGAGGCCATATAGAAGAATTGTCCATAGGATCTGTGTTAAATATTTTAATTGATGAATTAAAAAGACAAGACATTCATTTACCTCAATAAAGTAAAAATTAATAACCTCTGTCTTGTCTAGCAAAATTTTCTGCATTCTTTGTATAGTAAAGCTTCCACATTGTATCTGCATCTACGCCTACTAATAAACAAATATTTATCATAAAATGCATCATATCGCATACTTCATAATATGTTTCTAATTTTTGTTCTTCGGAAATCCAATCTGTTTTTTGTTCATCAGAGTATTTTTTCCATGCTTTCCATGGAAGACGTTCTAATAATTCAACATATTCTGATGTTAAAGAAGTCCAATTGTCCTTTATTAAAGATACTTTTTCATGAAGAGTCATTTTAGAAAAATCTTGACCAAGACGAAGTTGTAGAGATTTTTGCATTTCAAAAATCTTATTTAAAGATTGTTGATCGTGTTCTAATTTAGGGACTTCTTGATTCCAAAGTTTAGCACATTTGTTTTCTGGATTCATTTAAAATCTCCTAAGTAAATATAATGGGCATTTTATACACTTACCCTTGTGTGCACGTCTTTTCTATTTGTGCTCGGTTGCTGCGTCTGAGGTCCGCTTTTAAGCCTGACCAAACCCATAACAAGGTCCTAAAACATATCCAAGCCAACGGATCTTGCGATGAAAAGACCAGAACACACATAACCTATCAGCTTTCATTGGAGCACCGATGCCCCATGTCTCTAACATTTTTTTCTAGCTCCAAGACGACGGAAGCCACCAAGAGGGATGTATCTTGATAAATGTTATTCTACCAATTTTATATTAGACGTAATTTCTTGATAAAAAGAAATACGTTGATTAGCATGTCTACTTAACATAGTAGATCCAGCTGGGATATAATCTAAAATTATAACATGATTTTTTGTATCTGTTTTTCTCAGACCTCTACCTACGGCTTGTAAAACGGCTCCTTTAGATGCACTAAAATTAGCTAATATAAGAATATCTACATTTCTAGTATCTGTTCCTTCTGATATTTTTCCATCTGTTCCAACAAGACCAGGAATAAGACCTTTGTTTAATTGATCGACATATTCATTTGATTGTTTATCTTCACCTTGAGCAAAAGGAATTTTTAGAGCTTTTGATAAAGATTCTCCATGCTCAACCTCATCTACTAATATAAGTACTGATTTGTTTGCTTGTATAAAGTTTTTAGCATCTGATTCTATTCTTGATGTCATTTCTTTTGAATTTAAAACATGATTTTTATATGATTTTAATTTGTCATCTTTAAAATCAAAACCTGTTGTATTTACTTTTCTAACTATAAAATATGGTTGAGCTAACCAGTTATTTGCAATTCCCCATGCTGCATCTCTTTTAACCAATATGTCTCCACAATCTGCTGTTATCATGACATCTTTACCATCAGATCTAAAAGAAGTGGCAGTTAATCCGTACATACGTCCAACATGCGACAATCCCTGTGATATAGAATAAAAGGTATTGGCAGGACAATGATGACATTCGTCAAATATAACTAAACCTAAATCAAATTTCTTTATTTTATCTATGTGATTATTAGCAGATGCAGCTATACATACGGTTATATCTGAAGGTTTAAATTTACTATCGCCTATAAAACCAATTCTATTCTGACCAAATGCAAGAATTAATTCGTCTTTAAATTGATTTGCAACAGAGTTTGATGGACATATTATAAGTGTCTTTTTTTTTAGTGTTCGTATTAAAGATATTGCTGTTTTAGTTTTTCCAAGACCTGTTGCAAAGTTTATTATGCCTCGCCAATTTGATACTGCTATGTCGATGGCTTCTTTTTGATAATCTCTCAATTCAAGTAAATAAGAACCACTTGCCCACGGTAGGGCAATGTTTGAACCTGTTTCGTATCTTGAATCAATAATTTCAACAGATTTAATTTTAGATACTAAGTCAATAACATATTTAGCAAAACCAGATGGGACAAAAATAGTATTATCAACTTTTTCAATTAAAGATCCATTAACTTCATTTATTAACTTTTGATAAAGTTTAGATTTTATTGAAAATGGATTTTTTTGCATTTTTTTTATTTGATATTGTTTTGACTTATCTGTATAGGTTAATTTTTTAATTAAATCCGATTCTATTTCTTTATCTGGATCGTCTATCCTTATTACATGATTAAGGATTTCTATTCTCATGGATTAAATCTCGTGGTATAATTTAATTATGTTTTTATAATGGAGGTTATACGAAATGTCTACAGATCGTAAAATAGAAACCGCAATGTACTGGTGGCTAAGTAAGCGTCGTCCATTTTTCATTGGCGATGAATATAAAATCGAACTTCAAGCTATGGACAAAAACACTGGATGTGTTCGAATCTTAATTACAAATCTAAAAACAGGCAAGCAAGAAGAAATCTCTCAGACTCAAGAAGAGAATAAATAATGGAAAATCTTGCAAGACTCGGACGAATATGTCTGATCTGCAAGGCTCATAAGAAAAACGCCAACAGAACTCTTTATTGGCATAAAGACAAAGACACTCAAGAAATATGGGTGTGGTGTCAAGGCGTATGTCAAAGAGGCTACTCTATATTTGAGTATTGTCATGTTTCTGGCGTTTCTTTATCAGAGCTATTAAAAGCAGATCTAAATTTCGAAGAAGCTGGCAACAACGAAGTTAATGCTATTTCGTGGCCAAAAAGATTTGTTAGTCTATCAGATCCGTCATCAAATGACGGTTTAATTTATCTTAATAAGAGAAAAATTAAACCTACAAATGATCTTTATTATGATAAAGAATGGAATGGAATAGTTTTTCCATATTATTATGAAAACACTTTTGTAGGCGCACAAATACGTTTAATATCTCCATGGACAATGGAAGATGGTAGTGAGGTAAAAATAACAACATTACCAGGCACAAGACTCGGTTATCTTTTTTATGGTTGGAATCAAGGACAGTTTTTGTCAAATATAAAAGCTATAGTTATCACCGAAGGTGCTTTTAATTCAATAAGTCTTCAGCAGTCATTAAACCAATTATATGGTGGTTTTTTAAAAAATCCTTTTAAATGTATAGCTACAAGTGGCTCTGGATTAAGTGAACATCAATCAGATAAACTTAAAGAACTTATAAACCTTGGTTATAAGGTAATTGCCGCACCCGATAGTGATCAAGCTGGTTTTAAAATGCTTGATAAAATGAGAAATAAAAATTGCTGTACTCATTATGCTTTAATTGATGAAGATAACAAAGATTGGAACGATCTTTTAAAAAATGGCGAAGAAGAATTAGCTAAATTCTTTTTAGAAAAAGTTAAAAGATCATAGAGGTTTTTATGATTGATTTTAATATTGTAACAAGCACCTTAAATCAAGGTGCTTTTTGGATGGTTAATAAAAAAATAGCAAAATTATTAAAAAGTAATGACGCAGCTCTTTTATTAGCCGATCTTCTTTCAAGAAGAGACTATTTTAAAAACCATAATGAATTAGATTCAGATGGCGGTTTTTTTGTTCTTTCTGATCAAATAGAAATGGATCTTAATCTATCTAAGGAAATGAGACAGCAAGCTACCAAACTACTTCAGACCATGAATCTTGTTCATATAGTGAAAAAAGGTCTTCCTTCAAAAAATTTCTATTATATTCAAGACTCTAAGATTTTAGAGATGCTAGGAGATGATAAAAAGTCTAATAATTTTCAGTGGGCTGAAAAAGCAGCCCAGTACAGGGATGAAAAAGACGCCCAGTACTGGGCTGAAAAAGCAGCCTCTAATAAGAATAAAGAGAATAAGAATAGAGAGGAGAGAGAAGAAAATAAAAATTCAAAAGAAGACAAACCGTCAATTAGGGCGATTTTAGCTTCTTGGAAATCAAATCTTCCGCCGCGACCACCTTTTGACTTAAGAAGATCTTTGTTAGAAGATTTATTAGAAACAATTCGCACACATGGATATGGAGAGAACGATCTTCCTAGAAAATTTAGAGAAGATGCCCTATCTCCTTGGATAGGACCTAAGAGTAAGGACATTGCGGTAAAACTCGCAACAGATGATTATGAAATTGCGATGGCCGTGTTAACACCCGTAGAAATCAAACATGCTCCTGAGAAGAAAGCATCAAAAGAATCACAGAGACAGCCTCAGAAGAACGGAGAATTATCTTTGGATGCCGCGATATCAATGTTGTCAGAAGATTCAGCTATTGAGTCTATAATGCGCGAGTTTAAGAAGTTGACGGGAGACAACAATGACTGATGCTGTTAAACTAATGTCTCGTGCTGAGTTATATGAAAAAGAACAAAAAATTAAACAAGCTAAAATAGAAGCTGAAGTAAATAAATTTGAAGAAGCAGAGAAGAGAAATAAAAGATTGAGAGATTTTTCTCTCTCAGAGATAGAGGCAAATAAAGGTGCTGAACATGCGAAAAAGATGATCGGCGTTCTAGAGAGAGACGCTGCTCTAATTAGGCAGAGTGTAACTTTTATTAATCCAACTTTGTCAGCAGTTTGTCCATTATGTCCCGGTGCTTTGTATTTAATAGGTGCAGCATCTGGTACTGGTAAATCAACAACAACAGCAGCGATTGCGCACGCCTTGATGAAGCAGGGAAAGAAAACATTCGTAATCTCAAACGAAGAGACAGCTGCAAAAATATATGCACGAATTGCATGTGCAGAATTAGGTATTGATTTTAATCAATATGTTCAAGATAAGTTGCCAGCATCTATTCGCAAAATGGTAGCTATGGAAATTATAAAAATAGAACCAAATATAACTATTGCAGATGATCCTGTTGGATCTACGACAATAGAAGCAATAGAAAAACTATTGCATGAAATAGATAGGTCCGGTTCGTATTCTTGTATAGTTATAGATTTTGCTCAACGAATTGTTAAATCAGTTAAAAATCCAACTATAGAAAGAACTATGGCTTTATATAATTTTAAAGACATGATAACTGATTACGCACAACATGCAAAAACACCCGTAGTATTGATGACACAATTGGTTCCATTAAATTCAGACGAGACCGAAAGAAACTTTGAACAACGTGTTAAATGGGCAAGAGGTCTATATGAAGCAGCAGCAGCTGTCATAGAAGTAATAAAGGTCAAAGGTATGCCTGTTTCTAATTTCTATCTTGCAAAAGGTCGATTCTTTAAGAATGAAGTTACTATATCATGTAAATACGAGAACGGCATGTTCTCACATGTTACAAAGGAAGAGTTAAAGGATCTTCGAGATAAGATGAATCTAGATAAGTTAAAAGAATTAACTTCAAGTATTGAAGATAAAATATCAAACACAGAGGATATTATATGAGTTGGACAAGCAGAGACTCTGTAAATAGAATGATAAAAAGAAAGATGGAAAGAAATAAAATCGCTAAAGAAAATACTAAAAATGAAGATATTGAAAGTCATATATATCAAACAATAAATCATATAAACGATCTTTTAATAAAAAGTAACAGAATACAACCAAACAGTCTTTGGATAATTAGACAAGGGATATATGAGTTTTGCAAAGATCTTGAAAGAAGACTACATGTGATTGATTATGAATCTAAGATGGTTTTAGATTTTACAGAATCAGAAATAATATATGATATGAGACTTAAAGGCATAAATATAATCTGGGGAAGAGATTATGTTGAAAAAAACAATATAGAAGAAAATCTGTATATTGATATAACTTGGGGATTGTTAAAAAGCTACTGAGCAACTAAAAACTGTTGATCTTCTTTTTTAATCACAGACATGGGTCTGATTGTTTCAAGTATATTAGAAACAGCAGTTGTTGTATCTTTGACTATAATATTACTCATGAAAGTTCTCCATTGATTAGTATTGTTATACTAACAAATAAACACATTAAACATATTGTAAATAATTAAACATTTAATTTAATATCAATGCCAGATTCTTTTTCCATATCCTTTTTTTGAGCTAAGATAAAATCAGTATCAAGTTTCACATAGCATTTAGACCATTCTGGTATCTCTTCAATAGATCCATCTTTTTTAAAGATAATTAACTTATCAATTTCTTTATTATAAGAATGACCAGCTGCTTGTATTTTTTTCCAAAACCAAGATGTCATATGCTTAAACTTAATTTTATATTCCATTATGCAACCCGCATGACATAAACAACATTGAAATAGTTGGGACGAATATCGGCGATTGTACCTTGCGTAATTGTCGTAGTTACGGTGGCTGAGTTCCATGTAATTGATTCTGATGACGAGTTAACATTAGTTACATTAGCAGGTGTGATAATAACAGAAGAAGTAGATGCAATAGCACCCGCACTTCCACCAACATTAGTTTCACCATAATATCCACGACCATTTTGGTTTGTATTCATAGTAAAGTTTAGTTGACCAAACGTACCACTCTCGTTTGTGTATCCCCAGAACGGCAATTTATGAAAATGTGCGTTTTGATTCGTATTCATTACGTTTTTATCGAAACTTGCGGCAATTCCCGTGGTCGTTTTTGACGTGGAACCGCCCGTGCCTCCTATAGCCGTTGATCCATGCAAAAAACGATCGTCGGTTAAGTTGGGCAAGTTTGCCGCAAGCCCAGCCGCACTTCCTGCGGGTTTTTCTTGACCATTGCATAGTGCATAGCCATCTTTGATTGCACCATTCGCCGGCAACGCCCATGCTCCCGCATCACCAATAGCCAAAATTGTTCCAATTGGAACAAGACCAAGACCCGTAAAAGTATATGTACCAGTTGGATCGCTATAACTACCTAATAAAGATTTATCTGCCATTTTATTTCTCCTTATTCAACCCAACATACTATTACTATTCCAGAGGAGCCATTTCCGCCTGTAGAATAATTAGTTCCACCACCGCCTCCGCCGCTTCCGTATCCGGTTCCATTGGTAGCTGGATAGTAAAAATAATTATAATTAGGATATCCTGTATAAACGGTATAAGCTCCATGTCCACCGCTTCCAGTATAGCCGCCACCGCCGCCGCCACCGCTTGCCGAAGAATAATTTGCTCCACCACTACCGCCTTCAGAATTAAAACCTCTTTGCCCATCTTGAGCCCTAGTGTTCCATGAACTTACATTGTACATAGGCTCCCAATCAGAACCAGCACCGCCATCTCCTCCTCCTGCTGTTCCATTTGGAATCCATAATACATATCGTCCACCTTTTCCTCCTAGAAAAGTAACAGAAGACCCAAATGAAGAAGATCCTCCGTTACCTCCATTAGACGAAGCATTAAAACCACTAGATCCACCTCCACTTCCCCCCACCCCTATTATGATCGAGTAGAGCTGACCCGGTATGGTAGAGGAAATATATGATTGAAAACCAGATCCTCCTCCTCCCTGTGGACCTTGTGAACTTGACTGAGCTCCACCTCCACCTCCCCCTCCTCCGCATCCAAAAACTAATACAGTATCAACACCAGCAGGACACGTCCAATTTCCATTAGATGTGAAAGTCTGAGTTCTTATTTTTGGACGAGTTACCCAAGAAGAAGTCCCATCTCCGCCAGAGGATAAAATCTGTAAAAGAGAACCTGCTCCAACAGGAAGAGCAAAGGGTGCACTTACTAAATTTTTACTAGCATCCGCCTGAACAGCTCTGGATGCGGTTAATCCAGTTATCTTTGCTCCAGTTAAAGATGGACTAGACACCGCAGCAATGTCTTGTGAAAAATCAGTAATTATCCATTTGTTAGAACTACTTGTTATCTTTAAAACCTCTCCAGCTGACAGGGCTTTAGATATGGTCCCATCTCCAAAAGTATCGCTTCCGCTTCTATTGACTGTTAAACCAATACCAGAATTCATGTTTGATTTAATGATATAAGAAACACCCGAACCAGAAATAATGGGAAGAGTAAGAGAATAGGTACTGCTTCCGGATGCTACAACCATATAATCATTAATAGTCAACGAGTATGCAGATGTTACTTCTCTATAATTAGTTGTTATATTAGAGGTGTTTACTGTTAAAGGAAAACTTGTTCCTATTGCGGGTGCATTTAATGCATAAACTATATTTCCACTTACCCATCCATCCATTGTAGGAAGTATTATTTGAATAACACCTGCGGGTGTGATGGTTATAGAAAAACCTAGTGGAGGAGTATCGCCCGTTACTTGACGAGCCATGTCATAAATATTTGAACTATTTTTAATGAATTGAGCTTGTACATAAAACTTATAATCCGTATTGGCGTCTAAAGTTACAAATCCAACTAATTCGCCTCCATCATATCCACTTACATTTTGAATAACAGTTGTAGATTCAACAGACGAAGAACCTGTTAAGTTCACTTGTGTTCTTAAATTTGGACTGTCATAAACACTTCCAACAACGATTCCAAGTTTAGGAGATATTGCAAATGAAGTTGCACCAAGTGCCTGACCTAGCTCTACCCTCATTCTTCCAACAACAGTTGGAGCAGTTGTAGTTACCCTACCTGCAGTAGAATCGCTTAAAAAATATTTTGAACCCGGAGTCAATGCAACTCCTGCATTTTCAGCTAGTATGCTTCCAACAACCCTTCCATCGGTTGTTAATTCAAAATTATTAGTATCTACTATTTTAGAAACCATTCCGACAACATTAGATGTGTTAGAAACAGTAGCTAATGCTTTCTCATATTGAGAACCGCTATAATACAGAACATCGCCAATTACAAAATTATGATTTGATTTATTAACTCTAACTATATTTGCATCTGCGCCTGCATTAGTGTTTCCAGTAAATTGATATATGTGTTCACTAGAGACATTTCTAATTGTTCCACCTTCATTTTTTAAAACAACAATTCCAATTGGAAAGGTAGAAGAATCAGATGCCGGAATGGATGCTAAACTTTCCGTCACAGACTCCGTTGTTCCAAAAGAAAGAACAATCTTACCATCAGAGTCTAATGATACAATCATTTTTCTAAAAAAACCAGATGTTATATTTAGTGTATAAGTTACACCAACTGGAAAAACACTACCCGTTATATTTCCACCACTTGTGCTTGGCAATTGAAAGTTTCCACCAGTGAAAGATGGAATCTTGTCTTGTAAGGGTGGTATTGATTTGTTTCTTTTATGACCACTTGATCCATCTGCGGTTTGTACTTGATATGAATCTATGTAAACATATCTTGTTCCTGGAATATCAGCTCTTAATCTTAGAGGTGGAGTTAGTTCATCATTAACAAGATTTAATATAGTATCAAGACGAAGATCTGTCTCATTACTAACCTGATCTAATGCTGCTCTCTGTCTCGATTGGCGATTATCTAATTTATTATTTATAGTCATCTCAACCTCTTATTATAACCAAAGGGAGACGACAAGTACTTATGGCACTAATATCACAACTTGTTAACTCCCCAAGTGTGTGTCTTTATTATCATATCACAATAATAGTTTATTCCATATCGGACTTATTTTTTTGTTTGATACCAACTTGACTAAAAATACCTTCTGCAGCATTACCAAGAGCCAAAGATGTTGCAATCATAACCATTGCTCCAACAACATCTGCCTTTACAACCAATCCTAATATTAATAAATAAGTCATTGATACAATTGCTATTAATGTTCTTCTTGAGTATAATATTTTTAACATTTTTAACCTAATATAAAATATTTTAATGAAGTAGAAATATTATTTTTATCAAGAACGATAAAATGTGTTTTTGAATTGTTTTTATATGTAGTAAAACTACCACTTATATAAATATAATTATTATCTAATAAAATAGATGAAACTTGAGCACTAAACCCACTAGTTGTACTAAAACCAGTACCAGATGCATCTACTTCTGCTGCTGTTGTTTTATCTATTTTAACAATTCGTTGTCTAGTGTTAGATAAATATGAGGTAAATAAACCACCAATATATAAATTATTACCATCTATTGCAATCAAGTTAACTGGATTATTAAATTTTGAACTAGCACCAAAAGATTCTAAAATAGCTGTGTTTTTATTTATTTTTGCAAGATTGCTTGTTATGATAGTTGATAATCCATCCATGTATCCGCTAAAACCGCCGCCAACATATATATTATTTCCATCTATAAGTAAACTTGTAACATAATCAGTAAAACCATAAGAAACAATTGGATCGAATGGAGACGAGAGATCAACGTCTCCGCCTTTACTAAAACCAGTACCAGATGCATCTACTTCTGCTGCTGTTGTTTTATCTATCTTGACTATTCTTCCTCTTACTTTATTTTTGTAAGCTGTAAACACACCACCCGCATATAAATTATTTCCATCTAACAATATCGATCTTACTGTATTGTTAAACCCACTAGTAGTACTAAAGCCAGTGCCATTGGGATCTACTTCTGCTGCTGTTATTTTATCTATTTTAACAATTCGTTGTCTAGCGTTTTCTTTGTAGAAAGTAAACTGACCACCAACATATAAATTATTGCCATCTAAAGCCAATGTATATATACTAGAACTAAATCCACCAGAAATATCAAAAACAGGATCAATTGCTGCTGTAATTTTGTTTATTTTAGCTAAATATTGTCTATCATTTGACGAATAACCTGAAAAAGAACCACCAACATATAGATCATTTTCATTTACAAGTATTGAAAGAACGCTACTATTAAAACCACTAGATGTATTAAAATCAGTATCTATTAATGATGTTTTTTTATTTATTTTAACAATACGAGAACGATTAAAAAAATTATCTAATTTATAAGTGGTAAAAGAACCACTAACATACAAACCATATGGTGTGCTTGCCATTGAATAAACAGCATTATTAAACCCACTAGTTGTACTAAAACCAGTACCAGATGCATCTACTTCTGCTGCTGTGTCTTTGTTTATTTTAACTATATGCCCTCTGGTGTTTCCTTTATAGCTGCTAAAAGCTCCACCAACATATAGATTATTGCCGTCAACCATCATGGTTTTAATTTGAAAACTAAATCCACTAGTAGTACTAAAACCAGTACCAGATGCATCTACTTCTGCGGCTGTTGTTTTATCTATCTTGACTATTCTTTCTCTTACTTTATTTTTGTAAGCTGTAAACATACCACCTGCATATAGATTGTTTCCATCTAATAATAATGAATTAACAGAGGAATCAAATCCACTAGTAGTACTAAAACCAGTACCGACTGTATCCACTTCAATAGCTGTGTCTTTATTAATTTTAGCTAAACGATTTCTTGTTTGTCCTTTATAGCTGCTAAAAGCTCCACCAACATATAAATTATTGCCATCTAAAGCCAATGTATATATACTAGAACTAAATCCACCAGAAATATCAAAAACAGGATCAACTGCTGCTGTGAGTTTATTAATTTTAACTAAACGATTTCTTGTTTGTCCTTTATAGCTGCTAAAAGCTCCACCAATATATAAATCATTTCCATTTAATAACATCGAATAAACACTAGAATCAAAACCAGTAGATGTATTAAAAGAACTATCATATGCACCAGTTGTTTTGTTTATTTTAACCAAACCTTGTGCCATTATATTATTATACCTACTAAAACTTCCACATATATATAAATCATTCCCATCTAAAATAATTGAAAAAACATTATTACTAAAGCCGTCTCCAGGATCAAAAACGGAATCTAATATTCCAGTTTGGATATTAATTTTAGCTATGCGATTTCTAGTTACATTATTATAACTAGTAAAACTTCCACCTATATACATATACTCGCCATCTATGGCGTAAGAATTAACATCTCCATTTAAATATGATCTAACTACAGAATTAACTAAAGATCCATCTAATTTATTAATTAATGCATTTCTATATGATTTTGTAAGTGTTGTATTAATTATATTTGTAAAATCACCACCAAGATAAATATGCTGATCGTCTTGTGTCGAGCAATATATACTTCCATTAAATAATAAATTACTATAATCTTTTTGAAGCAATTTACTCAAAGATCCGTGCATGGTTGGTATAGAAAACATAATATTTTCTCTTTATATTAAAATGTAACATTTCCAGAGATATTAAAAACATTAAAAGCATAACTCATTACCGAAACAGAACCATGTTGTACACTTATTTTTAAACCATTTACAGAATTTAACGTTGTACCGCTTGCAACAAGTGTAACCTGGCCTGCTCCAGTTTGTATTATCATACAATTAAAACCAACAGATAAACCAGATGGTATTGTTAGATTTACTGGAGAAGAACTATCCATTACAATTACTTTTCCATTATCTAAAGAAGTAAGAGTATATGATGTTGTTTTTGTATTAACCGATGATGGATTCAATGCATAACCAGCTGCTGCTACAGTATCTGTAGATGCAATGGTTCCACTTGTTCTCCATTCCAATATTCCTGCACCATCTGTTGCAAGCACCTGGCCTATTGTGCCATCTTGGGAAGGAAGTGTCCATGCTGTATCTGCATTTATTAAATCAGGTGCTTTAAAGGAAACATAATTATTACCATTAGCAGCTAATTCTTTTAATCTTATAGAGCCCGAAGATCCACTAGAACTGCCAATAGGATCTGCGATTATTGGTTTTGCAATTGAATCTGGAAATTGAGATAATGTTAATTTGCTATTGATATCAAGTGTAGCAATGCCAGATGCTGCTGCTTTTTCAGATATTGAAATTGCATAATTCTTCATAGCAGAAACAGATGCAGATTGATCTGTTTGTGTTCCAGAGGTTGAATTAACAACTGCAGCTGTTTTTGCTCTAGCATCTGTATAGTAAAGACCAGATGGATCTTCTGGTATATTTGCAGTTGTAAGATTTGGCAATTGAGATAATATTAATTTACTATCAACACCAAGTGTAGCAATGCCAGATGCTGTTGCTTTTTCAGAATTTAAAATATAATTATTTAATTGAGACGTTAAAGCAATCGTGCCCGTTAAATCTGGAAGCGTTATTGTTCTATTTGAAGTTGAAGATGAAACAATTTCTGTATTAAAAGCATTATTAGAAGGTGTTATTTGAATAGTTCCGGTTTTAGCTGGAGATTTTATTTCCCAGCTATTTCTAGAATTTGCAACATGAACATAACCAGTTATAATCCCACCCTCTTCAACATGAACACCAGAACTTTCACCAGAGGCAACTGGCCCACCAACATTTAAATTTATATCTTTATCGGTTACATTTAAATTTGAAACACCAACATACGTAAGCTCTCCATTGATATTTACAGTATCGCCAGCTGCTCCGATATTTATAGTAGATGTTCCTGTTCCCGTTCCTATATTTATAGAACTAGCATGAGAGCCTGTTCCTATATTTACAGAGTGAGTATAAGAAGTTGTTCCAATATTTAATTCAGAATTATCAGAAGTAGATTCAATGCCAGATCCATTAGAAAAAGTTAAATTACCAGTTATAGAATCGCCGCTTTTGCTAACCAAAGCAGAATCTGCCAATGTTCTATTGGAAGTTTCAATACCAATTTCACTATTTATATAATTCTTCATAGCAGAAACAGATGCAGCTTGATCTGTTTGTGATCCAGATGTTGAATCAACAATCGCGGCTGTTTTTGCTCTAGTATCTGTATAGTAAAGACCAGATGGATCTTCTGGTATATCTATAGTAGTAAGATTTACGTTTCCAATTTTTTCATTAACAGAATAAACAGCTCCAATAGAATTCCACACTGTGTCGTTGTATATATATAAAAAACCATTTACTAAAGCACAATCACCTGGCTTTGGATTTGAAATTGCATTTAATGAAATTAAATCTGGATACGATGGTATGTTTAATCCACTTTTTATATTTATAAAATTATCAGCCATCGCTTTTCTCCATTAAATCAACAGTGTTGATAAGTCAAATTTAATATTTTTATCTTGAGAAACTGGATCAGAAAAAGTTAAAGAACCACTATTATCAATTGCAATTGTTATATTAGTAGAATCTCCAGCTGTTGTTTGACTCATTTTCCAAGATACTCCATTATTAGAGCCAACTAAATGAAAAGTTTCTGCCTTATTAACTGAAGATATAAATATCGATACCTGTCCTATAAAACTCCTATAAACCAATGGATCTATTGTTGCTATTGTTCCAGATGCTAAATTACTAGACATCTGTCCTAATATATTTGGATTTTTATCTATCCAAACAAGAGAACCTAGTCCATCAGTTGATATTATCTGATTATTAAGTCCAGATGTAGATGGAAGTTTTATTGTTACATTAGTAAGCATTGAATCAGATGCTTTTAATAAAACAGAGTTTGGAGAAGAACCAGTTTCGTTAAATCTAATACCGCCGTCTTCAATTGACACACCGGCGTTTGAATTATAAAATTTTGCAGTTCCATTTACATTTAAATTATAGTTTTCTCCTGGATCGGTGTTTCCAATTTCTATTTTTCCAACTATTTTAAGAGCAACATCAGATCCCCCGTCTATTAAAACAGGTAAACCAGGAATTGTTGTTATTGATCTTTCATTATCATATGCATCTTGTAAATCTGTAAAATTTGTTACATTTGAGAAATAAACACCACCAGTAGATGCTATTCTAAAAACTAAAACATCTTCTTCTACTAAGTTTTGATTTATAATTATCTGGTCTGCTAAATCAAAATTAGACGTCGAGGGGTCTTCGTCCCAGTCAATTGTTCTAACTAATTTTTGACCATTTAAATAAACCTCTAATTGACCAGCTCCTTTTGAGTATGCTTGAGGTTCGTTATTATTTCTAGAATCATGTGGAAGTTTTATTAAAGAACCTAAAGAAAGTCCGCCGATACCTATTATCTTTTTTTCTTCATATATGTTGCCAACGGCAGATGTGTGATTAAGAGTAGAAAGAACTAAATTATCTAAAGCATAGATTACAAAAACGTCCTCATCAACAGGGACATCTGCTTTATTTGTTATATACAAGGTACCATTTGTATCGCTGTCTTGATATGTTGAGCTTGTATTAATATTGTTGAAAGTCTTACTATTAACTCTATTAATTCTTAACCAGACACATTGTCCATTTGATAATGTTCTAGTTGCTTGTGAAAGTGCATTAATAGCAGATACATTTATGGTGTTATCTGAAGAAGATCCGTTTATAGATACGGTAATTATGCCGCTTGAACTGTTGTAATAAAAATAACCGCTACTAGATGTTGTTTTTGTAAAAGAAACACCAGCCTTGTCTATTACTGTGATATTTTTATTCTGAGCATTCTCATGATCATTAGATGTCCATGAGCTAGAATTTTTTATCTCAACACCTTGCCATGAGTACACTGATGTGTCGCTGAATCTATAAAATAATATTATTTTATTTTCATCTAGCAAAAATGGATCGTACAGGGTTTCTACAACTGGAATTATAGTAGAATTGGACTCTCTATTAATAGAAGCAACTAATGCTTGATTTGTTGATAAATTAAAAGAATCTGGAATATCAATTATTTGTTTTGGTGATCCGGGTTTTTCTATATATAAATTGCCATTTGAGCTTATTATTTGATCTGATCCAGATGTTTCGTTTCTAAAAGTAACTCTTCCATGTGTTATAGATCCACGATCTTGTACTCGATCTGCCATCATGGATGTCAATCTAGAAAGTCTTCTTGTTACGCTATCTGTAGATTCTGAATTGAAATTTTGAAAACCTTGAAGAGTGTTATCTGTAGTAGGAATTGAATAAACTGGAGAAGATTGAGATAACGAATCCATGCCAATAAATCTTAATATATTGACACTATCTGGCTCATTGATATCAATAGATTCTCCTTGGATAACCTTAACAGCTCCAAATTCTGTTCTTAAGTTAATTCTAGCACATGAAGCCACGCCTTGATTTACAATTCCAATAGTGGGTGCGACATATGTAGTATTTGAATCATATGGAATTTGAAATTGAGTATTGCTTAATACATTTATTTTATAATAACCAGAATTATAACTATCATAGTTAGTTCCGGTTGATGTAATTTTAATTGTTTGATTTGATTCAAATCCGTGATTTGCAGATTCTAGCAATATGCCACCAGATTGTCCATCAGAGTATCTTTCTTTAGTAGTTACAACAGCCCAACTAACTGTAATATTAGATAAATTTGTAGTTATTGCTGTTTCTATTATTACAACAGTAGAAGATTGAACCTCTACTTGATATAGTCCATTATATGCTGCTGCATTAGATACTACAATCCTATCTCCATCAGACAAACCATGATTAGATGCAAATTCTAATTTTGCTCTTTTTCCATCTGACTCTTTTATATTAACATTTGTTAAATAAACAGGGGTTATAGATTGTATATTTTGCACAGTATCTGATCTATTTGCCAACCAGTAAAAACCACCACCAAGAAGCCACATTGTTGAAGTGGATCTATTTGCTTTTTGTATATCAAGATTTTCGTACACGCCTCTTGTATACACAGCTGGAACAGAGGTTTCAGTTGTTCCTTGATATGTCGAGCTAAGTTTAACAGATCTAGCTAGATTCGCAGACTCTCCAGCTCCGCTTGCTAAATCTTCGGTTGTATAAAATTCTTCTACTCTTAAGTATAAATTATCATTATCACTATTTTTCTTTACCCAATCACCTTTTTTTAAATTGGAAAAAGAACCTTGTATTCCATTAATATAGTTTTTATTATTTTCAAAACCAACACTTGTGTTAAATGAATTTATTTTTTCATTTCTAATCATTTGCACAAACATAACTTCATCATTGTCGAGCGTTATACCTGTTGCGTTTGATCTTATTATTATCTCTCTTGGGTCGTTCATTTTGCGATAAATAATATCTTCTGACCATGTTACTTTTCCAGCTACACTAGAATCATGTGTCCATTGACCTTTTGATTTTATTGAACTTCCTACCGTGTCATCAAAAAGATTAAGTAAACTTATAGCAGCAGACGATTCATACCAATATGTTGTTCCAGAAAGTTCTAATATTTTAGTCATTACAACATCCATCCATTCTTTTAATGAAAAGATGTTTTTATCTCCTCCAAAAAACGGAGATGGCGCAGATGTTCCTGCCACAGAAATAGGCGGCTCGTCTCTTGTATATGTTAAAGATGGCAGTGATCTAAAAGAAAATTTATTTGTTGGATCTGGAGACACGCCTCCAGATCCAAGTCTAAACATCATATTTCTACAGTCTATTATTTCTTTAATGCTGGATCCGTCTTTTACTATTTTTGCTATTGGTATTGTCCCATCTGGAAAAGTTGAAACAGATACATTAATATCTACTTTTAATACAGATTGAGTATTGACTATTTGATTAAATTCACCACCCTCTCCACTGTTTAAGTCAACATCCCAAAAAGCTCTTGTATCTTGAGCATAGCCCTCTGATGAGAGAGTTAGATAGACATAATTTGTAGAATTGTTTTTTAAATCAGGGACAAGTGGAGTTGCTAATGGATGTCCTTCTTCCAATCCACAAAAGAAACTGCCAGCAGATGATTGAGAATTGTATAAAACAGAACCTGCAACACGTATAGATACATTTGTCTGATTTATGCTAAGCGGTGCGTCTATTACTTCAAATCCTTTAAGAATCATTGGCGATGATCCAACAAAAGATTTTATTAAATTCTTAAAATCTGATGATACATACGACTCGATTGCTAAAACATCTGGCAAATCAAGACGTTGTTGAGAACCAACCAGCAATCGAGATAATACAGCCATATTCAAACTCCATTAAGCACTTTATTATATTTTGTGCTGTTAACTTTAATAATTATACATTGTAAACTATCAATCTAATAAATTAGAAGTTTCTCCATATAGATCGTATTCCGAATAGACAACATTTGGATATTTTATTATGTATCTAAGATATACTCCCACGCTTTTTACAGACGATATTAAGCTTTTTAAAACCTCTCTGGCCGCACTAGGATCAGATACATAAAAACCGTATTCCTTTCCAAGGCCATCTAATACATGTGCACCTTTTCTTCTTATTGCGACAATTTCAGATCCTGGCAGGTGATTATATTGAAAAACATATGCAGGATCCATTACAATGGTAGAGTTAGAGGCTTTGTAAAGATACCTAACAGGTCCTTCTTGTGTTTTTAGTCCATAATCAAAAATTAAAAAACCCTGATCTTGAGGTATGTTGTTTGATGGATCAATAGATAAGTTTAATACTATATTTCCAGATTTTATATCTGTAATAGTCTTACCGGTATAAGAAGAAAGCACAAAAGGTGCCCCAGTGTCCCATAGCATTGGGCCTATTATTTTAGTATTAATAATTGCTGAATTTAAATAAATACGACTTCCATTATTAGATAAGCCTATTTTTTCTATTCTTACTTTTCCATCATTTAAAACTGAAGGAGAACCTAGGGATTTGTATTTAAATGAATTAGAATTAACAACAGAGTCAACTAACCATGTTCCATTAAAATTATTTGCATTTGTTGTTTCTGTTACAGAATATATTCTAATGGCTGTTCCAGCTGATAAATTATGATTAGTTGTTGTTGTAACTGTTACTATATTATTAGAATCTCTTTGTAAACTAGAAATATCTAATTCAAAAATGTCTGCAGAAAATGGCAAATTTGGAGATATACCACTTAATACATTTCCATTTTTATTAGTATAATTAAAAATTAATTCAGTGCAATCATATCTTCCTTCTATTTTTTTAGATATAATATCATCTTCTATTGATGTTAAAATATGTGTTTTTATTTCTTGCGTTGGTTCGATTACTATTTTGCCAGAATTAGGCCAATCAGATGCATCATCCAACTCTAAAGATGTGTCTGAGATTCTATTAATCATTGGAGCAACTAGGCCATTTATGTGGGCCGATCCTTTTAGTTTTCTTCTAACAACCGGAGGAGTGGATGGCATTTCTATAACAATCTCACCAGGAGCTGCTTCCCAAACAACTGATCTATTATCTCTAGTATAGACAACACTTTTTCTAGGTGAAATAAATCTTACAAAATATCCTGGAACTAAAGAATGATCAAAAATACCTTCTGTACTAAATAAATTAGTAAATTTAATATAGTTATCACTTAAATTTACTTCTTTTATAATAAAACTTCCACTGTTTTTAAAATTATTTGGAAAATCCAATATCGCAACATCACCAGCTTGTACAAACTCTAAACTAGGAGACGAGCCTTGTACATGTTGCATTTTTATAGTATCACCTATTTTTGAAAATTGCCATTTAGTACTAGAACCAGATCCTGCATTTTCTATAAAACCTGGAAAATTTATAGATATATTTGCTCTTCCGCCCGTGACTTCTACAGATCCCTTTGATCCAATTGTGTTTGTAAATATTCTTATAAATTTCTTTTTTTGTATACGATTATCAAATGCAACTGCAAATGATTTTTTAGCTTGACGATTTATGCAAGCTACAACCTCGTCGACAGTTGCATTAGATATATCTGCAAAATCTTCACTTTTAAAATATATTTCTTCTAAAATTGAATTATCAACAAGATAAGTAAGATCCCATCCGTTTTTTAATAAGAAAGGCTCACTAACTGAAGATTCTGCAAAAGCAGTAGTTGATTCTTTAAAAAAGAAAATATCTAATAATTGATCTAATACTAATTTTACTTGTTTTGGTTGATATGCCAGTATTGGAATGTATTTACGCATAGTTTGATCATCCATTCCAACAACTTTAGGTCTACTAATTTTAACATTAGATGCTAATTTATCTATATATGGACGAGTAGATGTGCTTACAAAAAATTGTTTTCTAACTTCTTGAACAAGATCAGCTATTTCTTGATCAGATTCTCCAATTGCTTCTATTAATGCTTTCCAATTAGGATTCAACTGAACCCTAAAATATGGATTCATCTGATCTGATATTGAATCTTTTGCTTTGCGATTATTCGTCATACAAACCTCAAGACAAGCTTATTAACTCTGGAGATATGAAAGCCTTCTGATCATCATATATAGGTATGGTTTGTTCAGAAGGAACTGGGTTTGTAAAAGTGGCTGAATATACTCCATTTATAGACATGACTCTTGATATTATTTCTGAAAGAACAACATCATCTCCAACTCCCAGTGAGTTTACATAATTAATTACGATAGACTTGATGTCATTAGTAACATCTGTTAAGTTGACACCATCTTTAGTAGTTATATCAAGCGTTATACTTATTTGTCTAATAAGAGGAGGAAGAACCTCTATCGCAGATCCAACGGCTCTTCTTCCAGGATAGTTTGTGGGATCTGGCTCATATCCGTCAATTATTCTCTGAACAGTTTGCATTAATCCAGTGTAATAGATATAGCCATCCACCCCAGAAGTAACACCAACATCAAAGCCTAATTTTCCAAGTGATTTTATTTTAGAACCATATAGACTTGTTATTTTATTAAGCTGATGATCTGGTGTTAAATAAACAAGTCTTTGATTTGGATTTGACTCATTTATACAAGCATATTCTACTTTTCTTATTGATTCATATTTGTAATTTTCATTTTCAAGTAAATACAATCCATTTAAGCTAACAGACATTTGAACAGAAGACTGTGCAACTGCTGCATTATTTTGAATTCTTATATATTGAGATTTTGAACTTGAATTTGTTCCAAATTTTTGAACCTTAAACACACCAGAGTTTGAGGAATTAAACCAATATGGATTTGATATATTATCTATTACTAAATAATCTCCAGCAATAATAGAGTCTGCTTCATAAAAAATAATATCATTAACATCTTGTAAATAGACACCTTGATCTATTGAAAGCTCTTGATCTATAGCAAGACCAGCAGATAAAGAATCAGAACCAAGATATCTAGATCCAAGATTTACAATAGTTGCAGTTGAGTAGTTGCCAGTGTCGCAAGATATAACTTGTACTAAATATTCATTTGAGTCTTCTTTTTTCTTTACCCAAATGCCATTACTTAAGTTCGCAAAAGATCCAGCAATTCCTGTTATCTTAGTGTCATTGGCAACCCATGTCACAACATTATCTAAGTTGTTAAATTTTACATAGGTATCTAATTCTTCTTTAAAGTTTGGATTTTCAATAACAAAAGAGTCATTATCAACTGCTAAAATTCTAAAAAAACCATTATTAACAGATGAAAAAGTAAATCCACTTATTTTTACAAAATCATCAACTGCAACACCGCAGTCTGTAAAATATGGAGAATCTCCATTTTTTCTACTTATTCTAACTAAATTATTAAAACCTAAACTTTCTATTTTATATCGAGTTCTTTGCCTTCCTTGAGCAATTGCAATACCACCTGCATAGATACCGTCGCTCACTGTCGTATTAAAAGTAAAAGAATTGGAATCAGGTGTTAATTGAATAACTTTATCACCATTTAATCCTACAATACCCGTATTTGCAATTGTAACAGTGTCACCAAGTCCAAGACCGTGTGAAGAAGAAGTTATTACTTTAGCTATTCCTGATACAACTTGAATACTTGTTATTGAAAAATAAGCAGAATGTTTCAATCTCCATCTTATTCCAAGAGAAGGAAAGATTTCTATATTACCTATATTTTCTAAAGGTCTAAAAGATGTAGCAACACCATTAGGATTTACTACATCTATATATCTATTTAATGCATTTACTGCTATTATAGGAAAATTAGAGATCTCTCCCTCGCCTGTTGATTGTGATTGGTTTTTCATATTGCATTGAGTAAAATTTTCAGTTCCCCAAACACCCAATGAGTCACCGGCGTAGACATTCTCTAACGAAGTCGCAGGAAGATCTGATGATGAGAATTTCAATTCAAATTCAGGATTTGATAAAAGTGTTGATTTAAGTTTTTCTATTACTTGATTTGCAGAATCTGTGTTTAATATATCTACTTGTATTTTATATGAAGCATCTGTATAAGTAGCACCACTGGGACTAGATCCACTCCCTATTTTAAACCACACAGCAAACGTATCATTATCTGCATTTCTAAAAGTAAAATAATCACCATTTGTAGGTGTTGAATTAGTAGATAAACTAAAACTTAATTTAGTAGAAAAAGTTCCATTTGTTTTAGAAAAAACTTCTAAAGAAACAGAACCAGTGGATCCATCTGATGCGTATTCATTTACAAAAGCAAGATCTGATATTAATCCATTTGTTAAAGATGTTATGTTTAATGTTTTTCCAGCATCACCGTGTTGCCATCTCCAAACAATCCCATTTGCCTTCCCGTATAAAGAAGAAACATCAGTAACTGTCCATGGTACAAAGAAATAAGAATTAATATCTTTTTTATTAAAATAATACTCAGACTCGGTATTAGAAACTACAGCAACATCTACTGTATCTGTTGATTTTAAACGAGAAAGTCTTTTTGCAGATTTTTCATTATAAACTTTAATTATATCATTTGAATTTATAGTAGATGGATATGCTGATATTTTAGTTTCTAACATATTGGAAGAAGAACTACTTGAAATTTGACTATCTCCAAAAATACTAAATTCACCTAAATTAGCTCGACCACCAACGACTTCAACAGATCCAGCTGTTCCAAGTTTTTTAGATTTAATTTGAATTCTTCTAAAATTATTACAAATATCAACATCTGCTACGATGGGAAGTTGAGAAAGAGCTCTATGATTTAAGTGATGTTTTACATTTTTAATTGTTTTTGGAATTAATTTAAAAAACTCACCAAGTTCAGAAGAGTTTGGATTTGGACAATTTGACATATTATATATTGATGGTTGAACGTTTTGTAATTCTAAATCTTTTTTAAGTATAAAATTTGGATTTACGTTATCAAATATTTTTATAAAAGATTCACCATCAAACATTTTTACTTTTCCATCGATCGAAGCATGATCATATGCAATAGATGATGTTTCTTCTTTAGTAGATCTTGTGAAAAGTTTAGAGGAATCACCAATTGAAACAGCTGTCATTATTAATGAATTATTATTAATATTTTCAGCTATTGTTTGTGCATCATTTTCTATTAATGGAAATACTTTAATACCTTCAGCTGAATTTATTGTTTCTACTCCATCGTTTTGTCCATTTGTTCCTGTCTGTATAGTAAAGCCACTTGTGTTAGTGTTCGCGTTTTCAAGACTTCCATTATATATGTTTGTTATAGTGACAACATTGCTTAGATATGTACAAGAGAATTGAGTATCTAAATCTAAAGCAGAAGCAATTAAATCAGCAACATTATTAGAACTACTACCAGAAGGAATCACTACTTGAATCGACCTATCAGCACCATGTGCAGGCTCTGTGTTTGAATATACATTCATCCAAACCGCAACGCTTCCATTTGTGTCGTGTATTGTAAAATATTTTCCACCAAGTGTTTGATTAGGATTTCCATCTATTTTTGAATAAACAAAACCAGTACCAGAGTTTCCACTTTCATCCAACACAACAGGTCCATTAAAAGTATTAAATACAGTAAACGAATTTCCAGAATTTCCAGAAGAATAATTTGCTGTAAAATCTGAATATGAACCATTTATTACAGCAGCGGTTTTAGATGCAACATCTGCTGCAGTGTCTCCAGTTACTATTGTTGCTATTTTTATATATTGATAAATTCCAGTTAAAGATGGAGCAGATCCACTATTATTAACTGCATACCAATATACAATTTTATTTCCTTGATTATCTTTTAATATTAAATAATCACCGCTGCCAACTTTATTAGAAGTATTTCCTTCGGAAGTACAAGTTATCGTTATGTTTCCTTGCGTACCCACCACATCTGCTATTGTTTGTATATTGTATATCTCAGGAGAACCTTGAGTTGTAGCAAATCCTGCTGCATTGGTTATTGTTAAAGTTTTATTAATAGAATTAAATGAATTGATTCTAAAAGAACCTCTATTTGAAGCAGACACACTCTGATCTGTTATTGATATGATATCTCCACCGGCCGGATTTAATGCAGACAAATCTATGTTTGATTCTTTAAAATCTAAAGTACATTCGTTTCCATTTTTTGTTATAGAAAAAGTATTTCCACTAGTTATTCCAGTAGGAATCGTATCGCCACTTGCTAACGTATAGGTAGACAAAGATCCATCTGGTGAGGTTATGTGATCTATATTAAAATCTTGATTTGGAGCTGTTGGATATTCAATGTTAAAAAATAACTTATCTCCATTGGGACCATATTCTTTTGCTCTTAATAAAAGAGTAGCACCAGAACCTAATGTTCCACCTGTTCTATACCAATTTCTACTTCTAAACCAAATTGCATAATCTTTAAATTCTGTATAATTGTTTTCTTTATTCCATATTTGTAAATTACTAAAATCAATCCCAGCTTCGTTATCCATGTCATCTGCAGAGAAAGATGTATTCGAAGCAGAATGATTGGTATTTACTTTTCCAGTTCTCCAAAAATTAACATTTATAGTTTTATTTACAGAGTCTCCATCTAATATAAAAACAATTGAGTCATCAGATGAGATGTCAAGTGATTCTACAATATTCAACTCATCATTAGGTAAATAATCAAAAATAGTAAAAGGTGTCTCTGTTTGAGTTCCAAGATCAAACTCAGAATTGAATTCTTTAATATTTCTAAAATGAGACTTATTAGATCCACTGGTTATGCTTAAGATATTGTCATTAGAAATGGTCGTATTATTTAACAAACCAGATGGATTTAATATAAATTGTTCACTGTAACCAAAAACATCTGTAGATCCAGATGATAAAGAACCTTTAAGATCTTTGTATACATATCTATTAAGCCAGACATTAGAAGAACTTGGTTCAGTTCTCTTAAAAAAGCTAATCATATCTTTTTGAGTTATTTTTGTTGCAATATTAGATTGATTACCTAATTGAGCATCTATGCCAGAATCGAAGACATTAGTCATAAGGCCAGCAGAAATGGGCAATGATATAGATCCATTATTTTCAGTTGAGCTAGTTAGTTTTATTAAATTAGTTTTATATATCGAGCTTTTTACATTTTCAAGTTTTAAATTTATAGAATCTACTATTGCTTTTATAGTAGCGTCTCCTAAACTTGATAAATAAGAACTTTTCCAAAGCTGTGGATATACATTTGCATAGAAAACTTGTATATCTTCAGATGACTGAATCAAACGAACAGATCCGCTATTAACTGCATCTTTATTATCGACCTCCACCCAAGCTGTGCCGATATCAGTGTGGTTTCCTTTTGCTCTTATTTTAAATATTCCACAATTTTTAGAATCAAACCAATTTACCGCATCATTGCCTCTGTTTGCAATATATAAAAAATCCCCAATTTGAGCTTTTTCAAATAAAGTATTTACATTTGAAATAACTTTCATCTTATTAGATGATGCTGTTATTAAAAGAGTTGTTCCAACTATGGGGTTTACTTCATTTCTAAAAACAGAATCATTGCCATCTGCAACAACTACAATCTCTGCTGATCTGCCAAAAGCATCTAAATTTAGATTATAAACTCCGCTTGCTGCATTTGATATTATATTTCCCTTTGCATCAACAGATCCCGCTGTTATTGTGTCTCCAGAAGAAATTTGAGTTTTCATTTGAAGATTGCCAGTTTGTCTATTTAATGCAAAGTCAGAAGTTTTGCCCTCTGCATAGGTATCGACACCAGAGAACATGTTATTTAAATAAGTTCCTCCAGATATCTTTAAAGAAGATTCATATCCAATTAAGTTTGATGATATTTCTATTTGATCAGAAGAAGTTGCTAATGCTCGTATTCCGGCAAATTTTTTATTAAAAGCAGAAGCCCAATCAGAAGATGTTAGCACATCAAAAGATTGACCGTCAAAATCTAAACTTGAAAAAGTACGACTCTGAGCTGGCGTTCCATCTACCTCTATTATAAGACTACCTATCGAAGTTATTCCCCACGAAGATTTTGGTATTGTTCTAAGTGTTGCTGAAAATTCTTTTTCAGACAAAAGAGTATTGTTTTTATATAAAGTTATATATGAATATTTGTTAGTTGGAAATTTTAAATAAGTATTTGCATCTAAATTAGAATTAGATAATGATACTTGAATAAACTCTGTATCATGTGCAGTTGGATATAGTAATAAACGAGTTGAGTTTTCAGTAAGTCTACATTTAAAATTAATAGAATTATCATTTATTACAGTAGCTATTTCTTGTAATGTTGCAGATGCTATATTTTTAAATTGAGAAGATTTAAATAAAATTTCTTCTTCAGAATTGTCCACAACAACAGAAAGAGCACATTGGTCAATTAACGAATAAGGACCATCTGCTTGGTTTATTACTTGCGGTCTTGGTAATGGAAAATTTGCTAATTGAAGAAATTCTTCATCACCAGTTGCAGATGATAGAATAACGTCAACACTTTGTCCTTTATATGTAGGCTGAAATCCGCTTCCATCATCTACATAAACTATAGAAGGATCACTTATTACTGCTGGCTCTGTGATCGTTGCAGATGATACTTGCTTTCCATCTGTTGAATCCGAAATTCCTACAACAGAACTAAGTATAGCTTCTCTTGTTCCTCTTGCAAGTGTTGAAGTGTATGATTTAATTCTTTCTCTAAAATCATCATCAGATTCGGTATCCACTCCATCTGTTAGTGAATTTGAGTTGCTAACTGCAGCATTTGTAAAAGGCGGAGATGAGAACTCTACAATTGTATTGATACCAGTGTTGCTAGATGAGCCAACTTGATTGGCAATAATTAATATATTGTTTACGACATCTTCACCTGCTGGCAATACCGCATCCCTGAGTATTGAATATAATATTTCTGGATTTTGATTATTTGCTGGAATTTTTACAAGTGTTCCAGATGATATTTCACGATCAACTGTTCCTTGTGCATCGACAACAGAATCAGATATCAAATGATCGTATTGAAGAGATGAAGATAAATTTATAGTATAAAAACTAGTATTATTAGTTATAGAAGAATAATTAATCGGCCCCTCAAACTGTTGAGTGCCTCTACCTATATAAAGACTACCTCCAGAGGCGTCCCAATCTGAAGCATCGTTAACATATATAACAGTAGAACCTGCTATTGGTGCTTGTTTTACAGCATACAATGATGTAGATCTTTTTGTTATGGATGTATCTTTAATATTTACAAATCCAGTTGCTTTTCCAGCTGGAATCCTAGTCAAACCATAATCTGCAGCTCTTTGATCTAAATCTGAATTTTTTAACGCATCTATACTAAGAGACTCTAGTACGCCAAGAATGTTGGCGCTATTTTCAAAATCTTGAGACGCCACAGCTTCAAGCAATGTTAAAAGAACAGATCCCCGGTTTAAATCATTCACTGGTGTATCTGCTATTATTTTACGAACTAATTTGCCTAGTATCTCGTTGTATGAACTAATAGTAACAGCCATATCTCACCTTTATTACGAGATGTTTACACTAAAGCTTATCGGAATAACAACAGAGCCACCTGACAAGACAACACTCATTGTTATTCTATATGCACTAGCTGCATCTTGGTTACCTATATATTCTACCGATAAAGAGTCTAATCTTTCAAAACGATTGTCATTTAATATTTGATTTGCTATATCTTCTGATAGTTGTTGTTTTATCAACTCAGGTTCTTGATTTCTTGTGCCTATTAAGGCAGGAACACCGTAATCTTGATATTTAGTTAAAGAACCCTTAATAGTACTCATAAGTATTTTAACAGCTTGACTAGCATTGTTAACACCATAACTTAACAATATCTCACCCAGTGGAGTGAGTACAATGTCTGAGTCGTTATCTATTAACAAATCAACACCAGCTCTTTTTTCATCTTCTGCATTGCTTTTTAAAAACCAAGGATCTTCTTTAAATTTTTGCTGAACAGCATCTGTAGATGGTATTAATATATAAAAATTACTATTTATTGTATTTGGTTTAAAAACTCTAACATGAGCTTGATCTGTTATTTTATATTTTTCTAAATCAGATTTTCCACTTAATTCTATTATAAGCTCACCCGAAACAGGAACTTCTTTGATACTGACAACAACTCTTTGATCTGGAGTTCTTTCTATATTTGATTGCAATATAACTATTTGATTTACATATATTTTTTCTTTATTAGCATTTCCATTTGTATCAGTTTTAGATAAATTTATAATGTTATTTTTAGCATTTACTAATAAAGGAACTTTTTCTCCCGTTTCATCTATATATGGGGGTTTTAGACCATTTGATATCGCAATTTCAATCCATCTATTTTGATCACCCATTGTTCTATATGCAAGTGTTTGCAAGGTCTCGCCGTAATTTAACTTAACCAATCTTCCAGATGAGTATGATCTTATATCTATATCTGGATTGTTGGCATTTGATCTTGCGAAGGCAAATGGATCTATGAAGGCTTCTGTTTTTAGAATATTTTGATTAGCAAGTATATCGTCAACGATCTGAGCACCCTGATGAAAAGCCAAAGATACTTGAATCTGCGGTATCGATCTGCTTAACAAAGTCGGAAGAGACGATCTTGTATATATTCTATTATAGTCTTTATCAGATGCTCCAATAGAATCTGCAACGGCATCTCTTCCATCTTGCAATCTTTTTCGTATAGCTATAAAATCATTTTTATTAAAAGATGTTACTCTTTTTATTTCAGCATCTATTTGTTTTTGTTCAATTAAAGATGTTGGTATGTCGTTTATTAAAATGGAATCAAACACAGTAAAATAATTAGACATTAAATTAGATATATTTGGAATTCTTTTAGTAGTATCTGTTTTATATATATTAACAATTTCAACAAACGAATCCATTTCATCCCTAAGCCTAGATGGATTAGAATAATTTTCAGATATATTTAATAATTTATTTTTAAACACAGACCAGTTTTCAACTATATAATAAAAACGACTAGGAATTATAGAGGGAACATCCGCTAAACTTAATTCTTCATTAAGGCCAGACTTTACCCATAGATTTAAATCTGCTAATGCAACATAGGCAGTTGTTAATACACTCATCTTCCTGCTCCTGAGACAGCAGATACGGTTGAATTAACTGCTGATCTAGCATTTGATATTGTATTTCTTGCTCTTGCCAGTACAGAGGCTTTTTCTTTATCTAAACCAAGTTGATTTAATCTATTCAAAAGTTCTTCTGCAGGTGCCTTTGTAGATATTGAACTTAAATTATATGCTCTTAATTGAATAATATAATTATATAACATTGGATTGTCTGCGCTTTTTTCTAAAGAAAACCGCTGAACAGTACATGAATATTGATTATTATCTTTATAATTTATAAAAATAAGTGGAGATTTTTGATTAGCTTCTTCTTTAAACAAGCCACTTGCAGTGTCTTTTTTATATTTTAGTAAAAAAAGATATAATTTATGAAATGCCATATAACCTGTTCTGTCTTTAAAAACACCAGACTCATGAGGTCTGTTTTCACCAAGTCTAATTGCATCTGTTATTTTATTTAAACTAGCATTTATTTTATTTATAGTACTAGAACCAAAACCACCTAATATACCGGTGTCTATTATGGCACCAGATCCATATGAGATTCTTCCATCTGGTGGTTTTTTAGTGGGATCTTGTTTGGACTGTGTTCCTATATATTTTGGAGAGAAGCCCGTTGTTCCTTGTATTACAATATCAAAATATCTAACTTCAGAATGTTCTTCTACAGTTGAGTATAAAGTTGTTATTGTATTTGTTGCAAAATAAGTATTGATTGATATATTCTGTGGCGATATTGGAAGATATATTATGCCATTATTTGTCTTAAAGGCATAAGGAAGCGCTTTATACCAGTTTTCCTCTATTGGATAATAAGCATTTGAATTTTTATCATTTTTATTTTCTTCTTTTTTCTTACTAGGCAAAACTTGAGAAATAGCTGATCTTGCTAAATCTGTAGCATTGTTTTTAATACTAGAAAGAGAAGGTATTGACATGATAAAATCCGTTATATTAGTTTATTTTAATATTTTATCATTAAAAACATTAGAGACTACCTTTTATAGTGGATATCTTAGTTTTAAGTGCTAAAATCTTAACCCAAGTAGGAGAGCCTTGAATAGGAGTGCAAGGCCCTACAGGAGAAGTTATTACCAAAAGACCAATTTCGTCTATTAAATTTGTCAATATATCTAATAATTCATTTCCGCCATATCCTATGGCTATTTTTTGACCTTTTATTTTAATAGCTTTAGATGAATCTATAGAGTATTCTGGTGTTTTTATTGAAACTTTCTTTTTAGAATCGATGTTTATGTCTTCGCTTTTTATTGATATTTTTTTTGAATTTTTCTCTATTGTCAAAGACACATCGCCAGATATTACATGTATTGATCCATTTTTTTTATCTATTTTAATAGTTTGTGGTTTTTCTTTATTAGCATCAGTTAAAGTAAAATTACCAATTTTATCAAATGATAAAAAAGATCCAGCAATAGAGCCATCGTATTTTGGTGAAGGAAGCGGAAAACCATCTTTTGCATTTTTAATATTTATAGGTGTTCCCTGAAACTTTAATTTATACGCACCATCTTTATCTATTGATGTTTCTATTCCATTATATTCAGATACATATGCAATATCTTTTGAAATTAATTTACTTTTTCTAGCAGAGTGTTTTATAGAGCCAATTATCACTCCAAAAGATCCAATCCCACTAACATATGTTACCAATACCATTTCTCCAAATCGAGTTTTCATTGACATGTTAGTGTTTTTGTTATTTCTATTTAATTGATATCTTAATTTTATTTCTTCATAATTATAAATGTCTCCGTTTTTAACCATTTGTATACATTCAACAACTGATCTTCGTTGTCCAGAGTATACTTCAACAGAGTAAATAATTGAATCTAATTCTTTAGAATATCTTTCATTTATTACAGTTCCAATATCTACTCTATTTATTTCTTTTTCTTTTAAATTAGATATTGGAGTCTTCCATATTGATGAGTCTTTTATTATTCCAACCATACTAAATCTCGTATATTCCTTTTACAATCTCATCACTATCTGACATTGATGTGGCAGATGAATCTATTGCAAAAGATTCTTTGTTTATTAAATCTTTTATTTGCGAATCAACAAAAACACCACGAACAAAATTAATTCCAGTTACAAAAGACCTAGCTCCGTTAATTTCTACTGAAAAATTATGAGAAACAGATTCGACGTGCGCAAGTAGTTTGTTTTGCTCTGTCTGATTCGATACGTATTTAGCTTTTGCAAAAACAGAAGAATCTAAAACTATATTACTACCAACTGGTATATAATTAGAACAACCTAAAAAAGATATATTTCCATTTAACATTTTGTGAGTATTAAAATACCAATCAATAAAAGCAGGTATCCAATTAACAACATCTTCTGATTTTCCAGCATATGGAAAAAAATAAGATTGCATTAGTAAAGGTCTTATTCCCTCTCTTTTAATTGCCGTATGATCTGCTTTTTGCGCTCTTGGTTTTGCAATCACTTGGAGTCCTTGAGTTACAGGGGAGCCAGGAGGAAAAGCCGGTAATATTTCTACAGCATTTATCTTATCTCTCCAGTTATCACCACAGTCTATTGATATTATCGATTCTTTTTTTATTTCAGTTTTAAATAAATTTACAAATTTAGATTCAATTCTATTATCTTTGTAAGATACACAGTTTAAAGCAAAAGGTTTTATTCTTTTAAAAAGAGTCAATTTAGGAATATCGGATTCCCATATTATATCACATAGCATTTCATTAACCTGCTCACAACTATGTGCAGACATAACTTGCCAAATAGCATTAGATCCAAAAAGACTTTGTGGAATAATCCCGCCATAAGCCTCAGGTCTACTTTCATCGTATATATTATTTGCAATTAATCTACCTGTTTTTAAATTAATTGACTTAGATAAGCTGCTTGTTTTTAAATTTAAATCTTGAGATAATTCTTTTGGTATTTCAAATGGAACTTGTGTATTTATAAAACTACCACTAGATAATCCACCAGTTTGGCCTTGTGGAATTAGTGGAACAGATCCCCAAACTTGCAACATTGCTCTAATTAAATTCGTAGTAGAAGATGCTCCATTTTTTGAAGTTTCTAATACGCTACCAAGAAGCGTATCTACCGATGAAAATATAGCAGTTTGATTATTACTCAGGGTCTCGTATACCATTGGGTCTATGTATAATATTGACTCAAAAATCTGACCCCAATCTTTTCCAGATATTGTATAAACAGTTTGTCTTGCGCCTGTTGTTTGATCTACACGCATACTCATTCTAATTGTATCTATACGTCCAATCATTTTTAAAGATTTTTCATTAAATGAAAAAAGAATATCATCAGTTGTCTTATCTGAGGTCATGTGAATTGACAACCAACTGCCGGGAGATATTGTTGCTATCCAATTTTTAGTTGGAGCTAATGTTATTTGAAACTCTCCAGCAGGTTGCGCTTTGTGTTTTAAAGTAGATATAGATATTATTTCACTTTTTATTTTTATTATTTTTTCTATATTTTGTGTTTCTTTTTTACCATTATAAAAACTACTACCAAGTCTATCTTCGTAGTTATAAATTTTTATTCCTGCCTGTGGTTGTTTAATCACTTTTATCTCCAGTTAGCAGGATTGTCTGAATCTGGTTGTTCAGTGCCTTTAGATCCAACGGTTTTAGCAAAAACACTAACAGCAGTTTTAAAATCAATTACAGAATTATTAAACTCTTTAACATCAAGATGCATGGCTTCTTTTGCTTGTTGTGTTTTAGAAAAAGATTGCTCTGGATTAAATTCACTTAAAACTTTTTTCATTCTTTCATTTATTTCTTGCAAAGAATTACCAAAAGCTTCCATGTTTTTTATAGACATTTGAGTGCTTTTTGATAATATCTCTTGAGCTTGTGCAAAATTACCAGATGGAGTTGGAGACTCACCTATTGGACCTGTTGCTCCAAAACCAACCCCAAACACACCTTCCATTGCTGCTCTATTAACTCCAGCACCAGTTAAATAATCTTTTGCTTCGCCTGGCATTTTGCGATACATGTTTTTAAATTGATTAAAATCTTTAGCATTTAATAATTTATAAATTGCCGTACTAGCTGGTGCACTTATTACAGCCCCTGCTCCTCCTGCAACGCCTGCAATTTCAGATTGAAAAATCTTAAATGCCGTATCTTCAGCATCTGGTCTAATATCTCCACTTTCATTTATAAAAGCACTAGAAAGCCCTCTTTCTTCCAATAATCTGGCTTTTGTTTTAGTATCTTTATTACTTCTTATTAAACTAAGAACATCAGCTGCACCTGTTGCTCCAAGTTTTACAACATTTTGAAGCCCCATTCCTTTAAGACCTGGAATTGCTTTGTTTAAATAAGCAATTTGAGATACTGTTTCTAGATTCAACCCAGATCCACCAGTTAATGATTGAAGGTTTTGAAGACCATATGCAACACCTTGTCTTTTTTGCTCTTCTTCTAAAGATGTACCTTGATAAGATTGAAGACCCAATGTCAACGCTTGGGCTGCGGTCGCAGCTCCACCTATTCCTCTACCCTGGTTTATTAATTCTGCTAAATTAGCAGTAGATTCAACCATTTTGTTTATATTCTCAGCATCTCCAACGCCAGCTGCTATTGCGTTTCTCATTATGTCTTCTAAATCTTTTCTAGATCCACCAGCTGAGACCATTCTATCAAGACCGCTCATGTATTGTTCTGCTGTTCCAATACCAGTTCTTTCAAATTCTGCTGCTGCTTTTATAGTTGCAGCTCTTTCTTGTGCACCAGATCTAAAGGCTCTTCCTCCAGCCCCCATACCCATTGAAAATAATGATTTTTGTCTATTTAAATCTATATGTCCAATTCCAGCAGCAAATTGAGCATTAGTCATTTCGTCCATTAGACTAGAAGAAAGGCCACCCGCTCCAATAGAGGCTCTATATGCAGAAACTCTATCATTGTAAAAATCCTGCATAGATTGAGATCTTATTCTTATTTCTTCTTGAGACAGTTGTCTTCTTGCTGAGTATGCCTCTAAGGCAGCATTTGTTTGAGTTATTCCTTTTGATAATGCAATAGTTCCCTTTGCAGCATCACTTACTCCAGATATAGCTGAGCTAACAGCAGCACCAGCGTTTCCTGTCCTTGCGTTTCCTACAACATCTGCCACTGTTCCGACTGCACTGCCGGCAATATCAGCGCCAGCAGCAAGACGAGCTGAGATTCTGAAATTTTCAGCTTCACTTAGGACAGCTGCATTTATTCCGCCACTTGTCATTAATAGCGCGCTCATATCTCCAGATAATGCTGCTTTTTGATCAAAAAATTGCTGATTCATTACAGCGGCAATTCCTGCTCTTGCTCTCATTTGCTCTATTTCAGAACCGACAGCTGCATAACCAGCGATGCCTGCTGCTGCTTTAAAACCTGCAGCGCCAAGTTGAATTTTTTCAATAGTACTTAAACCACCGCCGTCTCCACCCATTCCAGCGGCTTTCATTTGTCTAACTTTTTCACCCTGTTTTTCAAGTTCTCTAACTTGATCTTGCTGAGTTTGTCTTAAATCAGCACTAACTTCGCCAAGAGAAGATATTTTTTCTGCAGTTTCTTTTACTACATCTCGTAATTTTCTATATGTATCTAATTCTTCTTTAAAGGATCTAGTTTGACCAGATTGAATATCAGAAGAAATTCCTTCTCGCATTGTTTCTTTATTTATTCTCTCAGATATAGACGCGGATTGTCTTCTTACACTTATATCATCTATTCCCATTTCTCTCTGAAGAGAAAGAGCTGCAGAAATCTGACCGCCATATATTTGTTGTCTAGATAATTTACCAGTAAGATATCTCATTCTTGCTGCAGATCTAGGGTCGTCAATATTTGCAGATAATCCAGTTATCTGTGCTGCAGTTTCTTCTTGATGTTTTAAGTTTTGAAATCTACGATTTTCTAATTCAGATTGAGCCATACCTTGAGCATATTGTCCAGCTAGAAACCTTGCCTCGGGTGCTCTTCCAATTCTGCCAGTTTCTCTTTCAAGCCTTTCTGAAGAAAGCATTGAAGAAGTTTTTTGAAATGCCTCGCGTCTTGCAGCACTTGTTCTATTAAATTCTTCAGTTTCTATTCTTTCATTTGCCCTAGCTTCTCTCCTTACTAATGCCACCTGTCTTCTTCTTAATGATTCTCTTTCATCTGCATCATATGTAGATGATGCTAATGAATTTACTTGTGCTCTTTGTTGTCTAGTTCTTTCAAGACCAGCCTCAAGATCTAATTGAGCCTTTGTTTTTACTTGTGATCTTTCAAATATGCTTTCAACACCAGATGCTAATCTAGATGGCAGAGTATTGACATCTTGAAGTCTTGATCTTAGTTTATTTTTAATGTCATTATCATCTGCCATTTCCAAAATCCTCGTTTATATCTTCACCAAAATCTTCACCAAATTCTTCTTTGGCTTTTTTCATTTGAGCATTCATCCATTCTATGTCATTTTCAGATACAGAATATTCCCCTGTTTGCTCTTTTTCTTTTTGTTCTTCAGCGTCTGCCCATGCCATTGCATCATCTATCTTATCTTGTTCTATCTTATCAGTTTCTTTTTCTGACATTTCTCTTACTGCGATATCTCTTTCTATTTTATCGCGATATTCATAATAAAGTTCTTCTAATGTATATGTTTGTAAAATTGGATCTTTTAATGGGCGATTATAGGTCTTACTCCACCAGGACATTAAAAATAATAGTCGACCCTTTTCAGAATCGACATCTCTAGCATTTTTAGCTATTAAATTGTCTATTGCTTGATAAACGGAGATTTCGTCAAGATCTCCGTCAGTTAGTTTCCCAATTTTTCTTCTTTAGATGTTTTTTTGACATCTAAAGCCCATTCTGCGGCTATTTCTTCAACTTTTGAATATAGTTCAACCAATGCGTCCTCGTCTTCTATACCTAATCCAAGTCCTTGTTTCCACCAGTTTGGACCATCTACAACACGAGATCGAAGAGTGGATATTGCAATTGCCATACCAGACAATCCAGCAGATGGATTTGAAGTGTCGCCTTGTAAGCGAGTTTTTTCTAATTCAGATGCATATTTTTCAGCAACTGTCAATCTACACTTAACAGTGAAACTGCCTTCATATCTAAAGCCAGATTCGCCTTCGTAATCAAAATAAAAAGTTTTTTCACGCTTTGGAAGATCCATAACAAGCCTCCGTAATTTACTAAATAATTATACCAATTTAAAATGGAAGTTTTGGAATTTTCTTTTTTAATTTATCTATAATCCCACTTGGATCGGCAGATGCCTTATCAGATGCATCGTTATATCCACTTGGTAAACCTGGAGCAGATTCATTAACCCAACCTATTGCCTTCCATTGTAAAGTAGTAGATCCAAGTTGTTCAGCCCTTAGATCAGACGATGAGGATGTGATGACTGCTTTATTTGTTTTAAATAGCATATTGTCCGTTACTGAATCTCTTATTTCTATAGTTATGTATTTATTAAATAAAAAACTAAGACTATCAGATTGTATTAATTCAGCAGTTGGTGATCTGCCAGGAATTACAAATGTTCCAATTGTTCCATTTACGGAAATTCTTCTTGGTGCTATTTCATATGGCATATAATCATCTATTGTATTTATTTCTACTTGCTCTGTGTTAATTGTCCAAGATATTTGCATAGCAAAACCAACAATGCTTCCATTAACTTTTAAAACAGCTCTTGCGCCTGACATGTATTTAGCAGTAGGTTTTAAAGAATTAATAGTACCTACTGAAGATACCAAATTCTCAGCAGTTCGAGATGCAAATCCCGAAAAACCAGTGCCCCTATCAAATCCCCGTCTTTTACTCATCTAACACCTCAAGAGAACTGCTGCCCCTGGCCCGAAGTTTCTGCTATATAACTATCTTCATCTAGGTAATTTGCAACAAATTGAAATTGTTGTATCATTGGAGATCTTTTAGATATTTGAGAATTTATAGCAACAATTCTACAATTTCTTATTTTTGCAATTCCTAGTGAATTGTTTGGTACTTTTTGATACATCTCTATATCAAAACCAGTTGCATCTCCAAGTTTTGCTGGGTTGGCGCTTTGATCAGCTTTACCATCTGTTCTTAATAAATCGGGTCTTGTGAATTGATAAGGTTGAGCAAAAGAACCAACACCGTTGCCGTATCCATTTGCTCCATTTACATATCCAAGACTGTCAATGGCACTGTCTATATATCTAATTAATGTAAAACTGCCAGATACGGAATAGGACAATGGTTCTATAGTGTCTGATTCATAAACGCCAAGAACCTTAACTGGTGCGTGATTTATAGTAACAGTATAAGAAAGATCAGTAGCATAAGCAAGAGTTACGCCGTTTACTTTTATTTTACAGTTAGAACCTGTTATAAAAAACGGCTTCTTACCTGCCACCTATTGCCTCTTAATCTGAAAGATCGTTTTCACCGGACTTGCCGTGAGTAAATGAATCGTCCTGAATTGCTTCAGCAACAAAGGCGAAAGATTCCATAAGAATACCGCGCTTGTTAACACTTCCACCCATCCTAGTCAATCTAGCATCTAGTATTTTCTTAAAAGATTCTACGCCTTCTGCTGCGGTTGGTTCGTTCTGTGTTTTTCTAAAAAGTTCGATATCAACTGTTGCAGATTTCAGTATGTCAGCAGGATTGAAGTGTGTATGTAAGCCAACTCCAGTACCTGCTTTCCAATTTCCAACACCGTTGCCACTGGCAGCTGCTCCAGATATTTTTCCATCTGCTGCTGCCTTAGTATAGCGAACAACAGAAAACGAACCACTTACGATAGTTGCGATTGGCTCATTTGCCAGCACTTCGTAGCGTCCCATTGTTTCGATTGGAATTGTTTGAACCGAAACATCGTACTGAACATCTGTTGCGTATGCAAGAGTAACGCCGTTGATCTTGATTTTAGCATTACTACCTGTTATTAAACTAGTCTTCTTATCTGCCATCTTCTTCTCCTAGGGCTCTAGAACCCACTACGTTAGAGACTCTCACTATGAGAGCTGTTTTTATATTATCATAAATATAGTTATAAAACAAAATACATTAATAAAAAAGGACTGAATAATTATTCAGTCCTTTAAGTGTTATATATATTGATTTTAAGCCGATTGAGTTGCTCTTTGTAGAGTGATCTCAGACAAGATGAAATCAATACCTTCAACAAGTTTAACCGTCACGCTAATATAAATAACATTTCCTTCCATTCTCACGCTTAGATCCTTAAATCCTTGCGGAGCATCTGATGTAGATACGGTTATTCCCTGGGCTAAGAATGTATTAAGAACAGATTCAGCTGTAGATTTTACTTCTGCTGCTCTAATATTATTCTTAACACCAACATAACGAAGTTCCATCGTGTTTCTGAAATTATAAGAAACGATATCGCCAGAATATATAACATTTGCACGATTGTAAACCCAGTTACTATCAAGCCCATATGTGGTGTTGTCAACAACTACTCTAAAGCCACCTGTTCTTGGCGATTCTAAGAAAGTAATACCCGCATCAATGGCTTCTGCAAATTCAACATCTGGATCAAAATCTATAGCAATATCTTGTTCAGCTGTTGTCATGGACTGAGCTGTATGACGAATTCCAGCACAGTTCATAAATTTAAATGTCATAGGAAGACCTATTGGCGCTCCACTTCTAGACCCAGCAAGAAGACAAGCTAATGCCCATGGTTGAAACCATTTTATATTTCCTTGAGCATCTGCTTGGCGAACATCTTGAACAACAAGTTGCATACGTGCATCTGAAACTGAAGCTGCTTTTTCTTTACAAGTATCAAAACTTGCCTTAAGAGATAAGAATCCTTGTCGCTCACTCTTTTTAAGAGTAGTTTTCATTAAACTAATATGTGTTTTAACAGCTTGATGAATACCATCTATTGTATATGTAGAACCAGCATCTGTTAATGAATCTGCAACATCTGCAGATGCGTCTCTAGAAAAAAGAGGAATTACAAAATTGCAATGAAACTTCTCAGCCTTGGCAAGAGCTTCAACAAAACTTAAAGAAGTAGTTGCGCCCTTAGCTCCATTTGACAACATCATTTCAGACATTGCTGCAGGCAATCCTACTTTTGATTGATTTACAAATTGAACAAGCAGAGACTCCGATACCAGTTTAGACATTTCAAAAGAATCTTTTTTAATACGAGCAGGTTTTGCTGCAACTGATGACAAAGCTCCAGCTGACGAAACATGATCTAGACAAGAAGGAGATAGATTTGCATAAAGCACATTTGACACAGATGCAGACCATCCAGGTTGAAAGTCGATTGCTTCAGCGATTTTTCCTAATGTTAAATATTCTGATTTCTGAATACTAACAGAACCAGCTGAAGTATTTAAGACAATAGAAGTTTCATTTATTGAAACAGAAGCAGAAGAAACGCCCCCAGAACCATCATGACCTATTGTTAAGACAACATTGCCACCAATTGCATCTTCTTCTACTAAAAGATCTCTTTTTTGTGAAAAAGATACTGTAACAGAAGGCTCTGCAGAGCTAGAAGCTAATCCAGCCGTCATGCCTAGTTTTGCTAAATCACCAATAGTAGAATCAACTAATTCTAATGATCGACCAAAACCAAGAAGATGTTGATTTGATTGTGTATCTAGTTCTATTTTTAAAGAACCAGAGGAAACAAAAGCGGAAACTCCTGCAGGTAGTTTAGTTTCTAATTCAGAAACTAAAGAAGTTAAATCTGAATGATCATCCGAAGTTGAACTAAGAGTAACAACTGAAGCAGCTCCGCCATTTACTCTTACACTAAAAGAAGCTGCATTTAAAGAAGCCCCAAAAGCAAGAGGTGTTCCAAGTTTAGCAGGAGGAACCTCTGAAGAAGAGACAATTTTTGCACTTACTTGATTTCCACCAACGCCCCATTCTCTAGCTCTAAGAGTTCCATAAGAAGAAGCAAGAGCCAAAGATGCTTTTACAGAAGCATTTGTTTTAAGAACCCAAACAGCCTGTGCTCCATTGGGAATAGCGCCATCGATAGATGGAGAAAATAAAAAATTAGCAGCATCAACAATAGGACCTGAGCGATATTTAGCTCTAATTTCACTTAATTGATCTGCTGTGTATACATTTCTAGAAGCATCAATCTCAGCCGTAACTGGAGCGCCTGCATCTGCCTCTCCAACAATGACAACTAATCCAGCTGGGCCAAGTGGCAAATTCCCACCCACGTCCACTTCTGTTTTTGAATAACTACCTGGCTTTTTTATTGTCGCTCCGTTAAAGCTGACGCTTATTGCCATTGTAAATAACCTCCAGTGCGAGTTCAGAAAATGTCATTAGTAATTATAACACGTGCCTATAGCTTAATATTTTATTTAACAACTAATCCAAACATCTTAGCGGCCCAATCCCATCTTTCCATTGATTCTTTGTTTGCAAGTCCCCTGCCTTTTGCATCAGCTCTTAAAATTTCTTTCATATGAGCTGGCTGACAAAGGACCGATGATCTTTCGGCCCACCATTTATCAAAATCAACTAAAGAATCTACTTCTTTTTTAACATTATTTTTTCTTTGTGATTTTTCAAAATCAGCTATCGCTTTGAGATCTGGTTCTATACTTTCTTTTTCAATTTGCCTACTTTTAGCCATCTGTGTCTACCACCCTTTCGAAATTAAGCTCAGTTTCCATATCGTATGGACCGGAAAACGGCTCAGTTGACCATGTATTAAATACTGTACATCGCATCTTAACCCAGCGAGTATATATGTTTTCAGGCATTTTTGCTGTATCTTTTTGCCAATCAGTAGCAGAAAAAGTCTGCATCTCAATCCCAAGATCTTGAGCTAATAGTTTATTTTTAAACAATATGTATGAAAGAATATAATACATCCACAAAACTTGATCTGCTGTCTTGCTGCCGTGTATGCCTATGTCTAAAGTTACACTAAAACTAGATATGCTTAATTCAGATTCTAATTCTTCTCCATAAAAATCACCAATAGAGGCTTTTGATTCATCTTCACTTTCTGCCGATAGATGAACACTATAACAAGGAATACGTTCTGGCGTGAGTAAAAAAGCTTGAACCACTGGTAGTTTTTCTGTAGTAAACCATTGCCATATACGATCAACGTATGTTGGTCCATATGCCCCAACCATTAACGGATGCTCTTTAACATATGCAAAAATATCATCAAACATAGGTTTACTTAATCTAAGTTGCTTTAGACCATGTTGAATTATTCTTTGAACAGCTATTTCTGGCATCACTTGCGACATTAATATTCTCTTTCGTATTTTCTTACAACATTTTCTATTATATCATCTGTGCCGTATCTAATTTTATTATTAATTTCATATACTAAGTTTGTCATATTTTCTTCTTTTCTAGGAATCACCCAGCTAGAATTTGGATCTTGATTACTAGATGCTGTTCTAAAACTAATAGAATTATCTTGTAAAGATGAACTATCTTTTTTAGAAGAGATCATACTACTTGCGGCCATGCCAAAAGAAACAGCCATGTCTACTGTTGTCTGCTCTAAAGATTTTCCTTCTCTAGATACGGAAGATAATGCTTTTATACCTGCATCAGTATTTTTTATTAATTTATTATCTTGTTTATTAAAAGGATTTTTTCCTATTGGAACAACTTTGTATATAGAACCATCTTTTGATGTTTTTCCATTTTTCAATATAGATGAAAGCATTGGAATAGCTGGTTTACTAAAATCAGTTAATCCACTATCTGTAGATATCTGAACATATCCATTTTCTGATATTAATTTAACTTGAGATAAGAAATCATCAGATTCCATAGAATTTGCATTATCAACTATTTCTTGAACACAAGACTCAATAAGTGCTTTAATTCCATCTGTCATTTCATCTTTTGCAAGCAGCAATATGGTGCGAACATCGTCGTCGTCATAGCCTCTTGATGAGAGACTCCATTTTAATGTGTCCAATCCTCTATCTATCATTTTTTCTTTTTCTTTAAAGTCTTTGCTTTAAGATCTGTAAGAAAATTAGACTTCTCATCATCTGTCCAATCTTCTTTAAAATGGATTGTAATATGACCATTTGGTTTTATTGTAACCATCGGCTTTGATAAGTAAGGGTAAAATTCTTTTGATATCTTACTAGGATTTATGTTATCTGATGATATTGCTTCTATTACTGAGGGTTTTTTGTTTATAGATTCTATTTTTGATTGAAGTTCTCTTAACTTGGCTTCAATTTGATCTATTTCATCTCCAGCTCTTCCTGCTAAAGAATTATGTTTTTTTTCTACATTTAAAAGTCTATCTTCCATTTTATCAAATATAGATAAAATTTTAGCTTCTGCTTGCTGTAAATCTACAGCGTTTCCCTGCCGTATCTCTTGACGAATATTCTCCATCTCATCATAAATATCGCCTATATTATAGGAACGATAGTTATCGATCATTTTTGACATTCCATCTTCTATTGTGTCATCAGATAATTTTTCTGGTGATATTATTTTTATCTTATGCATATGTTTAGAATCAAACCATTCAAAAAGACTCATTATGTCTTTTGTCATTTCATTGTCTTCCAACCCCATAAATCTATGTATTGTTTTTCCACCATCATCTATGTGTCCAGACTTCTTTCCATCTTTGTGTTTTCTAATAGTTACAACATAAGAACTTAATGGAATTTTAGCAACATCATTTTCATCAAGACCTGAAACATGCGGATCTATGTGTCTGTGTAAAGCGTTTGCAATTAAAGTTAAACAATCTCTAATTGGCATATCAAAAACTGGATGAAGTTTAAGTTGATCTTCTTCTTTGTGTATTCTATCTATTATTTCAGATTTTTTAATATCATCTTGGTGTGATGATTTTATCCATGACTTTAAAGATGGAATACAGCAATCTCTTACTTCTGACATATCTATACTATATGGATCTTTAAAACCAACATCTGACAACTCAGAAGTATTTGACAAATAGACATCTGGATCTTTAGAGTTTATTTTTATATAAAAAGTTCTGTCATCTAAAGGTTGAAGTTTAGATGGGTGTATTTTTAAACCAGATTCTTCTTCAAGTTCTCTTGCTGCTGTTTGTTCTGGTTTTTCTCCATCTTCTGCAGAGCCGCCTGGAAAAGCAAGTTCATTTGTTTTAGTATGCCTGCCCATTAGCACATGATTGTTTTCATCTACTACAACCACACCAAAACCAGGTTTATTTTCTGATTTTTTAGTTTGTTGTTCTAATTTTTCTTTAATTTTATTTTTATATTCTTTTGCTTCACTATGCTTTTTTTGCTTATGTTCATCCCATTTTCCACCTTTGTGTTCTTTGCCTTTACTGTCTGGGATGTTTTTACTATCACCTGAATATTCTTCGGCAACACTTTTTGGAGGACCACTGTCTCCTCTTGCAGTAGAGCCTTTTTTCTTTCCATGCAAAATGGCCATCATCATGCGATATTGTTTTTTACTTGCAAAATGTGGCATTTTCTATCCTCTTAAAATCACACAATATCAATTATAAGCCCTCTATTAGCTTAGTGAATCACATTCCAGATATTTTTTCTGGTTTGTTAACAAAAAAGTCTCTTTTAACTACTATATGTTGAGGTAGTCTTTTGGTTGTCTTAACACCGTCAACCATTTGTTGAGATACACGCAGTTCTCTTAATGGTTGAAGAACAATATAAACTGGATTTGCAAAATAACTAACAGCAAAAGTATCACCGATTTCGTTAAGAGTATCGTAAGGTGGAGTTTTTCCAGAAATCCATTTTATTAATCCATTTTCTACAGTAAAATCTTCACCTTGTTTATATTCTTTAACAAGTGTATCGGTTGCTGTTATCATATATTCTACTTTTTCAATTGGATACCTAAGCTGTTGAGTGTCGCCTGGTCTGGGTTCGTATTCTTTCTTTTCCCACATTCTCACTGTATAATCAGTTATTACTAATTTATCATACATAGAAAATTCAGCCTGATCTCCATTGTCGTATTCAACTGGAAAAGTAATAGTGGCAGTTCCAACTTCCCACACTCCTTGATATTCAAAGTTTTTCTCTACAGAATTAGAAATAAATACGCCAACTATCTCTCTTGGCTCATAGTAAAAGATACCAGATCCATCACAGTGTGGGCAAATTGGAGAATGTGAATTGTCATTAAGAGAGTTCATGTTAGGACATGGCAAAGCCCTATGATGAACAAATCTGATTCCGCGTCTTTGAATTAGTTGATCAAAGTTTTGTCCAAACATACTTGGATCGGGTAAGTTTATTGGAAACTGACTACTTGAAGAAGTAGAGCTATTTGGAAAAGTGGCTGAAGGTTTGGTCATCTTTTGTGACATGATAAAATCCTCTCCTAGGTATAACCTATTATACATGGAGTATTGCGATGAATCGCGTCTCTAAGATATTAGAGCATATAGCTTCGACTGGTGATTGTGAAGATCTCAGAAATAATCCATGTAAAATTTGTCCTCTTGCTAAATTAACAGAAAGGCAAGATGGAACTGGTTGGATGAGTTGTTGGGAAGCCACCGGAGCTCTTCGTGCAAGATCAGAATATGAAGTTGCAGAAATCTACAAACAAGCAGCTAAGCAAAAAATTTTAGATTTTGCTATAGAACAAAAATTTGGAGAAGAAAATATGAAAAAGATAAACAAAGATGGTGTTGACCTAATAAAATCTTTCGAAGGTTGTAAGTTAAAGGCATATGCCGATCCTGCCTCTCCTCTAGGTAAAGAGTTGTTAAAAACACAAAACGCCAGAAAAGAAGGTTGGAAATCTCTTCCAGGTGATCCTTGGACAATTGGCTACGGTGCAACTGGTCTTGATCAATTCTCTCCGCTGGTAGACGGAAAACACTCACCAATTGGTCCAAAGACAGTATGGACACAGGAGCAAGCTGAGCAAGCACTCGTCCATCATCTTCAAAGCTTTTGCGATCAAGTAAGCAAGCTTCTAAAAGTAGAAGTCAATGACAATCAATTTGCCGCTCTAGTTTCGTTTACCTACAACGTCGGTGCTGGTAATCTAAAGCAATCGACTCTTCTTAAGCTCGTTAATCAACGTAACTTTGTTCTTGCCGCAGAAGAGTTTTTAAAATACAACAAGTCCCGTGGTCAAGTTATGGCTGGTTTAACTCGTCGTAGAGAAGCTGAACGAAGATTGTTTCTTTCTTGATTTTTTAAGTTTTTTTAGAACCCCATGAAAACACTATGCTTTTTTAAGTGCACACACTTAACTTTCACTAATTTTAAATCAACCCATATTTTTTATCAATCATGCCTTATGCCAGCGCCTGTAATCCACTGCACCTATGATGCCGCGCCTAACCTACAACTAAAGCACCACCTATCCTCGTCGAGTCTATTCGCTGAAGATCCTAGCGCGATATCGCGCTTTATATCAGCGAAGTAAACGACGTAATTTAACTATAACTTTCTCACTTATTTCAATGATGTCAACGATGTAGTGGGCGTCCGCGCAGGCCCTGGGCGGGTATAATAGGAGTGGATCTTTGACAAGGGAATAGGAGAATGTGCACCCTATATGGTGGCAGTTGTGGCGACTATATGCACCCTATGTGGTGGCAGTTGT